CGTGGGCGGCGTCGTGCTCGCTGCGCTGAACTCGCTCTTCGGTGGAAAGAAGGAGAGCAAAGGGGGTGCGTCGTGACCCCGCGCGACTTCTGCTACTGGCTGCAAGGCGCCCTCGAAGTTCGGACGCCAACCGACGGACTGAGCGCCACCGAGCTTGAGGTGATTCAGCGTCACCTGTCGCTCGTCTTTGTGCACTCCATCGACCCCGAAGCGGGCGACGAGAAGACGCAAAAGAAGCTGAACAAGATTCACAGCACCATCACTAGGCCGGAGAGTTACCGATGCTGAATAGAAAACTCGACCACTTCGGCCTTGAAGGCATCGGTGTGCTCATCGTCGCAGCCGTGCTCGTCGCGCTGTGCGGTGGGTGTGGTGCGTCCGCACAGCCAACAGACATTGCGCAAAGCGTGCTGACGGCATCGGCGCGCGGCCTCGAAGCCACCGACGTAGAGGTCGCGGAGCGGTACACGTCGCGCTCGCGCGAGGCGCTCGAGGAGGTGTCTTCGATGGCGGAGTTTCGCGAAGCCATGCGCGAGCTCGACGCCGCCGAAGTGGCGCTGCGTATCTCAAAGGGCAAGCTGCTCGTGACGCAAGCGGGTCTCGACATTTGGGTCGAGACTGGCGACGACCGCAACTTCGTCCGCGTCGCAAAGTGTCTGATGGGCTCGCTTGGGCGGCTTCGCGATGCCGTCGTAGCTGCGGGGCTCGAAGTGCCGGCAGCGCTGAACACCGCCATCGACCTTGGCGCCCACTTTGGGAGCCAGCTTTGTGAGGAGGCAACGCCATGAACCTGGGTTGGATCAAAGACGCGCTCGAAGTCGCGGAGACGGCATTCTCCATCGGCAAGGCCATCGTGTCCGCCGTGAAGAGCGGCGACCGCGAGAAGGTGGACGCCATCCTCTCGGGTGAGCTGAAGACCTCGCTGGCGAAGGCTGCGGCGTACGCAGAGGCCGCCGAGAAGTTCGGGGGCGAGTGATGTTCTGGACCGGCTTTTTCGTGGGTCTCGCGGTTGGCCTCATTCCGCTCGCGGTGGTGACGTGGCTCTTCGTGGTGCCGATGCTTCGCGGCATTGGCGGAGTCTTCAAGTGACGCCCCTCGAGCGCGCCATCTTCGACGCGGGCCGTGCTCTCGCCAACGCGTATGAGATGCCGGGCACACCCCGTGCTGAGCACCTCCAGCGCGTCGCAGAGCTGCGTGCAGCAAACCGTGCGTGGAACGCGGAGCAGCTGCAAGAGCAGGCCACGAGGCCGGAGGCGGCGGAATGACGCCACGCATCCTCGACCTACGCGCCGAAGCTCCCGCCAAGCGCGCACGCTCGCGTGTCGCAGGCGGGCGCACGGTTCTGCGGGACCCGCGCGACGTCGACGGCATCACATTGCACCAGACGGCAGTGGTTTTCGGCGCTCGCGCGTCGCACAAGAAGCGGGCGGCAGCTGAAGGCGCACCCGAGCTCGCGCCGGCGTACCGCGTCGCCGAGGACGTGCCCGCGCATGCGGTCGCACTCGACGGCGTGGTCGTGCTCGGTGCTCCGCTGCGGCAGTACCTCTATCACGCGAACGCGCTCAACCGATCCACACTGGGGCTCGAAATCGAGGGCCGCTATCCAGGGCTCGTCGACGACCCCAACACGGTCGCGGACGAAGCGAAGCGGACCATGTGGGGCGACGTCAGCAAGCAAACGGAGCTCACCGGCGCACGTGTTGCGGCAGCTGCGGAGGCGCTGCGGCTGCTCGTGTCGCTGGGACAGGCGGAGGGCATGCGCATTCGCTACGTGTACGCCCACCGGCAGGCGAGCGGGTCACGCCGAAGCGACCCCGGCGCGGCGCTGTGGCGTGCGCTGCGGCCCGTGTGGCTCTCGCTGGGCCTTGTGGAGCGCCCGACGTGGACACGCGACGATGGGCGCCCTCTGCCCGCGGGGTGGGGGCCGTACGAGGGGCGCTATTGATGCGCCCAAGAAAAAGGGCCACAGCTGGAACCGCGGCCCTTTTCCTGGCATCTCGCGAAACACGAAAGACCCCTATCGTTGCTGTGATGGTGCAAGTTGGTGCGACACAAAACCGGCAGCCCACAACGTAGCACCGTATTTACCAAATGCCAGGGCCGCTAGGATGCCAGTCGTACAAAGGTGCTACTGGTCGTCGGACAGGCGGATTTGAGCAGACATGCCTGCGTGAGAGCAAAACAGCTTCGCGTCGTAGCTCCTTGTGATGTCGATGGCCTCGCCATCTTTACGGGCGGTGTACCGAATGCCCGCTCTATCTAAGAGTTCGTGACCCACGGTCGGGTCCTCTTCGATGCGCCGGATCAACTCTTGGACAGCTCGCCGGAACTCGTCGGCTTCCTTTTGTGAGATGTTCGCCATGTGCTCATCGTAGCACCACCGGCACCCGCATCCCACCGTAGACCCAAACACCCCATGAGGGCCCCACGATGAGCTCCGCGGTGGAGCCGTCCGGAGTGCGGAAGAGGAACGAGGCGAGGCCGTGGCGGGCGATGGTGCGGATGTGCGTCATTCCCGCTTGTCGGCGGGAGGGGGTGGGGGTTGCTTAGGGCGACCACCTGTTCAGCTCAACGAGTAGCACGGGCTCTGGTGGCGTATCCGAGTAGCGATCCGCCCGAGTCATTCCATGGGCGATACTGACCACTGCCAACATGCGGCCGTCCTTAGCCCTAACGCGCTCGCCTATCTTGGGAGGGTAGTAGGTGTGGGTCGGCCACTCTGCGCCGCCGAAGTCGTCCTGGTTTGTCCTGCACTCGATGCGTACCATCTCTCACTCCTTTGTTGCAGCAAGACGGCGGCGTCCATACCTCCGTCCATCCTTTTGCGGCGAAACACCGGCCGACATGGGGCGTCTGAGGGTTCAGAAACCCGGTGTTTTCTCGCGCTTTCGTGGTTTTTGGGGCTCGGGCGTTGTCTTCCCAAGCTGGATGTCGACGGTCAGCGCTTCCACGCCGCGAACATGAGCTCCGCCAACGCCAACGCGGCGAGCGTCAGCAGCATGTCCGCCCACCAGTCCATCAGCCTGCCTTGCTCTCGCCTCGGAGGATCGTCGGACGCACGCCAGCGTCCGAGCAGAAGCGCAGTAGGTGACCCGCGAGCTCCGGATGCTTCCGTTTCATCTTCTGCGCGAGCAGCATTACGTTTCTGAGAGCCAGCTCCGATGGCGATGGCGCCGCTGTGGCTGCATCCCACTCCTGCCAGGCGGTCCGCATCGATTCGCAGTCACGGGCCGTGAGCGCATCTCCCTCACGCTGCGCGAGGTTGAAGGCCACGTTCGAGAGCCGCTGCCCAGCTCGTTTGACTCGATCGTTCATCTCTTACCTCTTTCCTTCATTCGGTGAGCGATATCCGGCGGGGGAATCGCTCGCGCTCACGCGGTCTTCTCCCACCGCAGCTTTGTTTGCGTTGGGTGCAGGTCGACACGAGGTCGACGCTCGCGAGACCACGATCCGCCACCGGCCTCGCCGAGAAGTGTGAACCCCGAAGCGCGCAGTGACGCACCGCCCTCTTTGGGCAGCGTGTATGTGACCAGCCTGCGGTACCCGAGCGCCCGCACTGCTCGCCATGCTGCACCGTAGAGCTTCGAGCACGCGTTGTGCGTGCCATCGGTCGCTACGCGCACGACCTCGGCGGTCCAGCCGTCTTGCAGCATGCGTGCAACCGGGCGACCCACGATAGCGACCCCGACCACATTGTCATCGAGAGCGACACCAACGCAGCAGATGCACCCGCGCGGCGCTGGGTGGTGCCGATGGTGGCGCTCAACGAACGCGCGCGCCTCGCGGAGCGTGACGGGGATGAGCTTGAGGGTCATGCCGCGTCCTCATCGCCGATTCGCTGACCCTCGACGCGCTCGTGCACATAGCCCTCGACCGCTCGCTTGATGGTCGACCGGTCCACGCAGAAGTCGCGGCTCAGCTTGCGAAGGCTGTCGCCCGCACTGTAGCCGGCCCGAATCGCCACCACCTGCTCGTCGGTGAGCACGCGTCGGAACCTTGATGTCTTCGCCGAGTGGCACTCATGGCAGAGCACCTGGCACTTCGACAACTCCTCTCGGCGGCGCACCTTCGACCAAGACCAAATGGCGTGGTGAACCTTCTTGCTCGGGTCGATGTGGTCGAGCTCCATGCGGTCGGTCGAGCCACAGCGAGCGCATGACTTCCCATCGAAGAACGCCTCGCGACGCTTTCGCGCCCACTGGCGCTGATAGTCGCGCATGTAGTCGTGACGCGAAGTCATCACCCCACCTCGCTCTCATCGTCTATGCTCTCGGCGAGCACCGCCTCTGCGAGCTCAGCACCAACGCGATCGCGGATGGGATCTCCCACCACCAACGCCCGCAAATAGCGGATAGCCAGTTCCCTGGCCGGACGCTGGCCGGAAAGCGCCCTAACCTCCCGAGACCCTTCGCCCCTGGCACGCACTGGCAGTGCGAAGGTCCGGGGTTCGATCCCCCGTCGCTCCACCCCCGAAAAAATAGGCACGGAGGCTCCCTCGGGAGCCTTTTTGTCTTCCGTCCTCCGGCCAGCGTCCGGCCAGCTGGTTGCCGTCGCTGCGGCAGCCGAATGGAGCGCATCGGGCGCCAAATGGGCGTACCGCTCCGTCATCTTCGTGGTCGAGTGCCGGAGCATCTCCCGCACCTCCTCAAGGCGCCACGCGCGGCCCCAGGAGCCCATCACGAGGTGGCTCGCGCAGGTGTGCCGTAGGTCATGGAACCGGACCGGGCGGGACACTCTGGCCACCGTTTTGTGGCCGGGGCGCACCTTCAGCTTACCCTTGCCCGTTCGGTACCGGCGATCGGCCCATCCGCCATCGTACCCATCGGCGAAGCACCCGCCACCGGGTGCCGGCCAGACGTGCGCATGCGGCGTGCCCTCGTCGCGCCACTGCCTCAGCGCTGCGACTGCTGGAGCCAGCAATGGCACGCGCCCTACCCGGCCTGCCTTCGTGGGCCCGCGGTACGAGTGGCGCACCACGAGCTCGGGGCGACCATCGAGGCGCACGTCATCCCACCGGAGCCCCCAGAGCTCACCGGCGCGCAATCCGGCGTAGATGCCGACGATGTACGCGGAGCGCTTCTCGAGGGGGATGTCTTCGCAGGTCGTGACCCGCTCGATCTCGTCGAGGGTGAGGAACGTCCACGGCTCGTCAGTCCGGGCGACGCTGGGCACCCGGACCTCGCGCAGAGGGTTGGCATCGATGAGCAGCTCCGAGCTTGCCTGGTCGAAGACTGCGCGGGCAATCCGGAGCGCTCGCACCACCGTGCCGCGAGCCAGCGTGCCGCCACGTGTTGAGGGTCGGCGGAGCAGCTCTCCGATCCACCGGTCGCCATCGCGTCGGGTCACGGCTCGAAGCGGAAGCGTGCCGAGCGACGACGACGCGACGTTCGTTCGGAACGCACTACGCTCACGCCGGACACCTCGAAGGCCGGACCGCTCGCGCGCATCGAGCACGCGCTCTCCGTACGCAGCGACGGTCACAGCGCCGGTCATCATTTCTTGTTCTTCAAGCCGATGCAGCGATTCGGCGAGCATGTCTTCCGCTTCCTCTTTGGTTGCGTATGTGCCGAGGCTGAGGCGCGTGCCGTCGTCGAGGCTCACGCGGACCCGGAAGCGCCCGTACTCGTGAGTTATTGAACCGTTGCGGTGACCTCTCATCGTGACGACCCTACACCAGCGCGCCGCAGCGCCTTGATGGCTCTTGCAGCCGCGAGGTCGTCGTTTGACCTCTCCGGAAGCGTGACGCTTCGCCCGCCCTTGTTCTTGCGCTTGGGCGCCTTCCGTCGATCCATGCGTTCCTCCGCGCGGCGCTCGCGCTCAATCTCCAGCAGTCCTTCAAGAGCTGCCGCAATGCGCTCCGCTGCATCACCCATCACTGCTCCACTCGCACCACAACAACCTTGCCGTGCCCACGCACCGGGCACCACTCGGGTGGCACCGGCACGTCGCGGCCCTCGCCAGCATGGAACGTCCTGCGCTCCTCGTCAGCACCGCAGCTCCACCCGTCGTCGTTGTACCAATGCAACGGGCAGTCCGCGCACGTGTAACCGTAGTGCAGGTAGATGGTGACGCTCGGTTCCGAGTCCACCGCGCTGCGGGCGGTCATTGGTCGGCCTCGAGGTCTTCGCGAAGGTATTGGCGACACCCCACTTCTTCGCAGTCGAAGATGTGCGCGTGTCGGCGCAACACGCGGTACATGAGCGCCTTCATTCCAGCACGGAGCTCGTCTTGGCCATCCGAGTGCAGGAACTCCACCTCACCCTCTGGGTCGAGCGCCTCTGGGTAGTTGTCCTGCAAGGCGTCGTCGACAAACTCGCAAATCCAGTTCCCAATGTCTGCGGCGATGTACTCAAGCAACTCTTCTCGTGGTCGCCATTCGACGATTGTCACCACATCGGGCAAACATCCGGCGTTGCTCCACTCCAGATACTCTTCGGCAGCTTCCTTCGGAGTCGTTGCGCTGAAGCGCTCAACACCATAGACAGAGTAGTACCTCTCCATCACTCACCCCCTTCGCGCTCAGCCTTCGCAGCATCCCAGCCGGCGCAGAAGGCGTCGCGGACCAGGTCGCCGATGTAACGCAAGAAGCAGAGGTCCTCCGGCTGGCTCTGAGACCATTCGTCGTTCCAGTTGAGGTTGAAGGCGGGAGCGCCACGAACGTACGCCTCCCAATACCCATCCTCCGTTTCGTCGTACCGCAGGTGCTTCAGTGCCTCGTGTTGCTGCGTGCAGGTATCACCCTTCTCCATCACTCACCCCCTTCGCGCGCGTCGCGCAGTTCGTCGTCGGTGATGCCTAGCTCATGCCCGACCTGCCGCAGCGCATTCGTCCACGACGCGAACGGCCTTGGATATTTGCCCAGCTCCCGCAACGCCCGCACGACATCTGCGCGCGGGATGAGGTCCTTGTCGTGCACTGCCTCCCACTGGTCCGACTGCCTCTTCGTCGCCTTTGCGAGCTCCACGATGTCGCTCGTCGGCCACGCGTTTAGTGCCTTGCCGATGGCCTCAAGCTGCGTGCAAGCCTCGTCGCGCTCCTGCTCGAGCATCGCGGTTTCTGCTCGCACGGCCTGCGCCAGCGTAACGCTGTCGCGCTTGCGGAGCGCTTCGGGGAGTGCGAACCATGCGTGCTGGATCGCCTTACTGAGTTCATCCGCGCTGTCCGAGGCATCCGTGAACGCCGCCTGCACCTCCGCAAGCTCCTCCCGCAACCGCTCCACCTCAGAACGCTCGTCGCGCTCCGGTGTGGGTGGGCGGTCTGCTAGAGCCGTCGCACGACACACGCCGGGCTGCCACCCATCGAAGCCGTCGGGCCAGAGCACGTCGCTCGTCACGCCATCGCGGTCGTCGGAGTGCTGCACGTCGGCGCCGACGACTTGCTCGTCGCGTACGTAGACCGCAAGCACGGTCATGAACGCGTCGTCGCGGTGCCAGACGTCGCCGGGGGCGGGCTTTCGCATCCGCGTCTCCAGCTTGAAGCCGTGGAAGTCACGCGGCCACGACATGACCGCGAGGCTCTCGAGGTCGGTCTGCGGGTGGCGCACTTCGCAGCCGTCGCCGGAGCGGCGCACGATCTCGCGCACGACTCCTGCGGCGTTGGTCCACGTGTCGCCGGGTTGTGGGGTGGGGGTCATAACTCTACACCCATCTCGAGCTGGCCCTTGTGGTTCGCGAGCGCGATATCGAACTCGTGGCCATTCTCGCACTCGCAGTGAATGACGAGCCCAGATCGGCGTGGGCTTGGGTTTACGGAACCACCCGCAACCGGCGTGTCAAAGGTGACTCGCATGATGTTGACCGGACCGTCCTCGTGCTCACGAGCATGAGTGGTCACGGCGTTCATACGCACGTGATCGAAGCCGCACACGGGACACCTGACGTGCGTTGGTAACGATTGTGCCGCATGGCTCTCCACGCTCTGTGCGCTCGACATCAGCACATGCCGCGTGTCGGTGAGGTGTGATACCGCCTTCTGCCACGCGTCGTATTCGATCGGCCCCGAGCCGGGGCACATCATCGCGACCTCGGCTCTCTCTTCGGCAATCACCGCTGCTTCGAGGATCGCAAGTTTCTCTTTGAAGCTCATGGCGTCTCCTAGAACGGAATCTCGTCATCGCCGAAGTCGTCTGCGGGGTACTCGTTGAACCCGCCGCTCGGCTTCGAGCCACCACCGAACCCGCCGCGCTTCTCGCCGCCTCCGCCACCCAGCAGGATGACGTTTCGCGCCTTGATCTCGGTGGCGTTGCGCTTGTTGCCGTCGTTGTCCTCCCACTGCCGATACTCGATGGAGCCCTCGACGCAGATGGTGCGGCCCTTCTCCAGAAACTTCGCGAGCGCCTCGGCTCGGTTGCCCCAGAGCACGACGGAGTGCCACTGCGTGCTCTCGCCGCGCTGGCCGTCGCGCTGTTTGAACGTCTCCGTTGTTGCGAGGCGCATCTTGAGTACCGCTTGCCCGCCCTGCGTGTGCTTCAGCTCCGGGTCCGCGCCCAGGTTGCCGATGAGAGTCACTTTGTTGAGTCCTTCGCGTGCCATTACTCTTCTTCTCCTGCTTCGTTCTGTTTCTCGATCGCGTCAGCAGCCCGTGCTGCCATTGGCCTCAGCTCTGCTTCAAAACCCGCTCCCTCGGCTGCGCGGAAGAGCTTGTTCCAAAGCTGCTTTCGTGCGCCGCCCTGTCCGGTGAGGTGTCGAAAGTCGAGCGCGTACCTACTCAACCACTCCTCAACGTCGTCACGCAGTCGGTCGCGCTCTTCCTGCTCTGCTTTGTTACCGAGCGCCTTGAGTCGCTTGCCTTCGGCAGCCATCGCATCAACCTCTTCAGCGTGTGACTCGCACCAGGACTTCGCATAAGCGATGTCCTCAGCCTGAGCCTTGCGTGCCGCGTCGAACGCTTCGGGGTCGTCGGCGCGCACGTCGCGTTGCACGACGCTGAGCTGTTGCGCTGGCTCCTCGCCGTCGCTCTCGGCCTGCTCCATCTCCTCGCGCGTGTAGATGCCGCTGAGGTCGTTGGGGAACGCCTTGCGCAGCGCTAGCGCCTCCGCGCACTTTGCCAACATCGTGTCTGGCATCTTCGACCACATCGCCGAGTAGCCGTCCCGCGTTTTCTGTGCGTAGCTTTCCCAGCGAGCAATGGCCGTCATCGGCTCTCGAAAACCCTTTCGGTAGACCGACACTCGTGCTGCTGCTGGAGGCTTCTTGTCGAGCCACACGTCGCGCCACTGACCATCCGGCCCGCACCACTCCGTTTTTCCCTGACCCTCGTAAGAGTCCGTCCGCTCGGCGATAACTCGATAGCCATCGATGGACGTCTGAATGGTCATGCGCTCCACCCATCGACCATCCCGCTTCACGCGGCGTTTGATGGCGTAGATTTGGCGCGCAAACGGGTCCAGCCCGGTTCGCTTGCACGTAGCAAGAAACAGCTCCACCTCGCTGTCGTTGCACCCCTCCGCCACCGTGTTGCGGATAAGCTCGCGTTTCTCTTCGAGGTCGTCGCGCTGCGCGAGCGCACCACCTTTCACTGCTGCTAGCCCGCTCATGCTGCCTCCTCTGCGCGCTTCACGAGCGCCTCCAAAATGATCGCGTCGTCCGCGCGCACCGGGTCTCCGCCCGACTCGCGGTTCGCGCTCCGGTCGAGCGCTTCCTCTTCGCGCATCGTGAGCTCCATGATGCCTGCGGCCTCTACCGCTTCCGATACGAGCGTCATTTCGCCCCCTTTCGTTTCTGTCGTGCGCGCAGGTAAGCCACATTTTGCTCAAGGTCCTTGCGGTTCGACTCGAACGACCGGATGAGCATTTCGCCCAAACCACCAGCGAGCCCATCTCTGCGCATCTCCTCAACGCAGAGTCCAAGCAGGTCTGCGATGGCCTCCACACGATCCGCGCTCTTGCTCCAATCCTTCACGCTGCCCTCCTCTCAATGGGTTCCGTGGGGCACAGCAGCCCCGTCTTTCGCTCCGCCCGCAGCGTGTCGCCGAGGCAGAGGTGGCAGAGCACCTGCCAGCCGTTGCGCGTGAAGCAGCGGTGCGTGGCCGCCTTCCCGCATGCGCAGTGCTCCTTCATGCCGCCCCCTTGCCTGCGTTCATCAGACGCTCCCACGGGCACGGGATGCCCAGCTCACGTGCAACGCCTAGGGTGGCCACCCAGCACTCGTCACACGCGGGGTGCCAGCCCGTTGCGCTGCTGAGATACCGGAACGTCGCGCGCTTGCCGCAGCTGCATCGCCTCTCGTCGCTCACGCCGCCCCCTGCGCCATCTCGCGGATGTGCTCAAGCGCGCTTTCGATGCCGTCACGACGCTTGCCGTGGCTCCATCCGCTGATGCGGCGCTTGCCTTCTGCGTCGGTCCACAGGTAGTTGAACCCGCCGTTGCGGTCTGGCGTGACGCTCAGGCTCCAGCCTAGGCGCTTCGCCACCTGCATGCCGAGCTGCTCAGCGCTGTGGCGGTATTTGATGTTGGGGAGTCGAGGCGTGCTCACGACAGCACCTCCTTCTCGAAGGCGTGGTTGTACGGGCGCCCACTTGCCTTTGGGCAGTCAGGCACACCATAGTCGTCGTTGCTGGTCTTCGTGATGAACTCGCCGGCTCCCGAGCCGTGCCAAATCTCATCCACCACCAGACCGCAGTCCGTGCATGTGAAGCGCCGATGCGCCCCCTTCTTTGGTTGCCAGTCGCTCACGCTGCCACCTCTTCCTCTTCCCGCTCGTCGCCGAGCTCCATCACCACGACAACCGCGCACGCCTCGCACGCGCCGAAGTGCGGCTCACCAGCCACCGCCGCGCCCCACGCCGACTCCAGTCGAGGCTCGGGGAAGCGCACCAGCCCAGCGCCGAGGCGGCGGGGCAGGAACACTTCTGCGAACGCACGACCGCAGCACTCGCAGACGGGCCATTCGTCGGCTCGCTCTGCGTAGGTGTGGCCGTCGTAGTCGGTGTGTTCGTTGTTCCGCGTCGTCATCAGGCACGCAAGATACTCCTGAGTGCGTATGCGTCAAGGAGTACGCATGAAGAAAGTTGCTTTTTGTCTGTCACAGCCCTGTGGATCGATGGGCGCCATGGACGAAACGCTCCTCGATATCGCCGGCGCAGCCCGGTTTGCCCTCGACTCCGTGCACGCTGGCGGCGGCCCCGTGTGCCCGTTTGAACTGCTGGATGCCTGGGGCGTCCATTGGTGCCGCTACCGCGGGCTATCGATGAACAGGGGCGGCCTGGTGTGCATCGACGAGCGGAAGAGCGAAGCGGGCCAGCGGTGGGACGCAGCCCACGAGCTCGGGCACATCATCGCAGCGCACGCGGGCCTCAACTCGCACTCGGAGCGCATCGCGAACGGGATCGCCTCGGGCATCCTGATGCCGGATGGCGCGTGGAAGCGCGACCTTGGGCGCACTGGATGGCACATGGTCGAGCTCGCCGAGCGCTACGGCGTGAGCCTCGAGGTGGCCACACGCCGGACGACAGAGGTGCGCGCCGCCGTAGTCAGTTCATGGCAGGGGACGCAGCTTGCGAGACGCTGGCGCTCACCGTGGCTTCAGGGGCGAGGCTTCTCGCGGCGTCGTGTGCCAGCCTGGGAGCGTGCGCTAGCGCAGGACTGCGCGCGAGACGTCTACCACCTGACCGAAGGCGAGGCGCGGGCGTGGTGGGCGCCTCATGGCGTTTGGGTGGTCACTCCGGCGGAGGGCTGGGAGGCGCAGAGTTCACCAATAGTGCCCTAGCATGTCGCGGCACACAGGGTTTCGGCGCTCTGGGTCCCGGCGCTGGCACGAGAAGCGGACCTCGTTTTTCATATCGTCCCAACCACGCTGATGCTCGTCGGCGAGAGCACCGGTGTACCAGCTATGGATTGCCCACAGGACTATGGCGAGCGTGACGAGCGAGACAAAGCCGCTGCACCCGTTGGGGGCAAACCCACCGCCAGAGCGCCGCTCAGCCTGCTCGCTCATCGGTCCTTCCGCTGCTGCCAGAGCCTGGCCAACTCGTAGTATTCCTTCGCTGTCGGCTCACCGAATGGCCCCATGCGGTTATGAGCGGGACCCTCGAGCAGCTTCACTACATCCTCGTCGAAGAACTCGCCGAACTTCTCAACGAACTCGTGGTAGGCGGGCGGGGAGATCTTCGCACCTTTGTCTGGCGGGGCATCCGGCTCATCACCAGTGAGCAGCCACTCCATCGACACGCGAAGAACCTTGGCGGTGTCGGCGAGGCGCTCCGGACCCATCTGGACCTTGTCCTTCTCGTACTTCCACATCGCGCCGGGCGAGATGCCGAGCTGACGAGCCAGCTCCGCTTGGCTCATTTTGATGCTCGCGCGTGCTTCGCGAATCCTCTCTCCGGTGGTCTTCACCTCACGAAAAGTGGTTCGGGCCATCCCCACGCCGCAATAATCTTGTGTGAGTACGCTTGACATTGCCTGCGCCATCCTCAACTGTGCGTATGCATGAGGACAGACGAAGACAAGTTGCCGAGCGGCGATGTGATTCGCGACCTTCGGAAAGAGCGCGGGCTGAACAAGTCGCAGCTTGCCCGAGGCGCAGGCATCACCCTGGGCGCCCTCTGGAAGTACGAGAACGGCCGCGTTGAGCCAGGGCGCGCGATGGTTCGCCGTCTCGCCGAGGGCCTAGGCATGGACCCTGTCGAGCTTGAACGCAGCATTTCTGCTGCGCAGCGCGATGGCGAGGCGGCGTGATGTCATTCGATCAGCGTCCCTTGCCACTGCATGCCTGCGTCGCACGAGTCGCCAGTGATGCGACCGTCGAGACGGATGCTGCGCATCTCTTCGGGCTCGAAGCCCGACGGCGGTACGTAGCGGGTCCACGAGACGGTGTACGTGTCACCGCCCGGCAGGAGTGTGCGCTCAACGGTGAACTCTTCGCCGGGTGTGCTGCTGATGACGCGCCACTCCTCGGTTGGTTGCGTCGCCCAATCCGGCGTGGGTGGTGGCCCATCCCAGAGCGGCTCACCGAGCGGCCCGCAGGGCATGTCTCCAGCGACAACGGTCTGCTCCCACGAGTAGTCGAAGACGCTCCACGCAGCGTCATCCCCACAAGCGCCGACCAGCAGCGCGACCATCAGGATCGTTCGTTTCATCACCTCCATGCTCTCACTGTGCGGGCTGGCGGTCCAGTTCGGGAGGTGCGCCGATGAGCCCGCGAGACACTGCAAAGATGCGCAGGGCCAAGGCCGTGCGTGATGAGAGCCGCGCCTTTGCACGCGCGCTCTACGAGACCGAGACCACGCAGCAGGACGTGGCGCGGGCCCTTGGGCGTGCGGCGTCGAAGGTACAGCGCTGGACGGATCCAGAATGCGCCGAGCTCCCGAATGCCGCGGACATCGCGTGCATGCCGGAGGCGATGCAAGCCTGGTACGCGAAGCGCGACGCCGAGCGCTTGGGTCTCGTCATCGGCGGGAGCATCGGCACCGACGGAGCGAGCTGCTGGCACGAAGCGCTGGCGGTGATGGCGCGTGAGTCTGGCGAACTGATGTGCGTCATGGCGGAGGCGCTGCGCACGGGTCAGATCGCGTCGAACGAGCTGCACCTGATTCGCAACGAGGCGCGGGACGTGCGCGACATGGCGCAGCGCGTGATGAACGGCGCGACGGTCGCCATCGATGCGGGGCGAGTCCATTGAGCGTCATCGACCTCAGCGCCGAGCGGCGCAAGCGCCTGCTCTCTCGCCAGCGTGACGCCCTCGAGGCGATTGCGCGTGTGGCTCACGACCTGCGCAACGCTGGCCAGCATGCGCGCGCTGAGGAGGTCTCGCGAGAGTACCTGCGGCTCGCGCAGCTGTTCTCGCGGTGGCGGGAGGAGACGCTGTAATGGGCTTCTTTCGAGACCAGGTGCTTCCGCGTCTGACCGTCGAGGACGTGTTCACGTCGCGAGCTAAAATCCGCAAGCACGGTCGCGAGTGGCGGGGCGCCTGCCCCATCCATGGCGGGCGTGGGGACAACCTGTCTGTCAGCGATCGCACGCTGGCCTGGTACTGCCACAGCCAATGCCAGGTAGGGGGCGGGCCCATCGAGTTTATCGCAGCCTGCGAGGGCGGCGCGGATGCAATCCCCGTGAAGCCGGAGAGGGCGCGTGAGATCATTCGAGAGCTCGCCGCGCTCGTTGGAGTTCGCGAGCATGACAACGTTCGTGAGACATTCGTTCGCCGCATTGAAGAGGAGGAGGCACCCCGTCCGCCACGCGCCGAGGTGTTCGCGCTTTGGCGTGCTGGCGTTCGCGCCACGGGCTGGCCTGCCTCTGCCGTCGAGTCGTGGGGTGTGGACCCCGCCTCGGTTGCTGACGAGCTTCGCGGACTATCGGCGCCGTCGAGGTTCCGATGGTCGCGCACGGTGGGCCGTCAATGGGGCGATGGCTGCTACGAGCTGATCATCCCGTTGCGCGACCCGCAGATGCGACCCGTGAGCTACGTGGCTCGTTCGGCGAGCGCGGTTCGTGGGATTCCAAAGAGCGGCTCGCCGACAGGTGTGTCCGGCCGCGGGCTCGTGATGGCCAACGCAGCGGCCCGTGACATCATCCGGGACCAGATGCCGGGCGGCATCATCGTGGTTCGTGAGGGTGAGCGCGACTGGCTTCTTGAGTCGCAGCGCGAAGCATGCATCGGCATCCGCTCCGGCAGCTGGACAGACGAGCTCGCCGACACGTTGCCCGAGCATACGCACGTGGTCGTGGCGACCGATGACGACCCAGCGGGGCACGTCTACGCGAGCAAGATCCTTCGCTCACTCGAGCGGCGTGAAGACATCACGGTGGAGCGGGACCTGACCCGCGAGGAGGCAGCATGAGGCCATGGGTCAAGGTTTGGCGCCCACGAAACGGGAGCGCATTTGAGGCTCGCGTGCCAGCACCGGCTCGCATGCTGTTCCGCGGGATGCTTGCGCTCTTCGATGAAGACGGACGCATGCCGCTCCCCAAGAAGCCCAAGCTGCACCTCGCGTTTGCAATGGCGCACGGCTACGAGCGAACCGAACGACAGGCGCTGAAGAAGCAGCTGGACGCCCTGCTCGCCCACGGCTGCCTTGTTGCCGAACAGGGTGACGACGGCTTTTGGATGCTCACTGCACCCGGATTCGCTTCGTTCCAAGGCAGTGAAAGCACGCAAAGCTCGCGTCGAGAAAAGAGCAGGGTGAGGACAACTTCAGAGCGACTTGGCGACAACTTGGCGTCGACTACAAGCAAAGAACGAGACGACTACGCGCAAAGAACAGGTAAAGTACTCGCGCGTAAACCCCCGAAATCATTAGACCGAAATTTACAAGAAGGAGAAGGAGATAAAGAGAAAGAAGGAGAAGGAGACGCGCGTGCGCGCGAGCCTGCTCCTCCGTCTCAGAATGAGCCTTTCTCGCCGACGAGCGGCCATGGCATTTGGCGATTGCTCGAGATGGCCTGCGCCCGAGCTGGGATCCCATTCGCCGAGCACAAGCGCGCCGTCGACGACGTGAAGCGTCAGGCGATCTTCGACGAGCTCGGGCCCGAGGCGCTCGTCGCTGACTTCGAGGCGTTCTCGCGCTACCTGCAAAGCCTCGAGGAGGACAAGCGAGCCGCCGTGCGACCATGGCTTCGGTGGTGCGACAAGGCGGGTCGATGGGCCTCGAATGCGCCACCACCGGCGGGCGTGGTGACCGCCAAGCGCCGCGAGAAACACCTTCAGTTCCTGAGCGGACAACGCCGCTTCCGAGCCGAGTCCGAGGTTCTCAGCATGGCCGAGCAGGTTGGCATCTCGGCCGACGAGCTCGTGGCCTGGGAGCACAGCCATGGGGTCGCCAATGTCGCGTGAATCGCTCGTGGACATCGAGCTTGAGCGGGCCTTCATTGGGCACGTGCTTCGCCGCCCGTCAGACCTTCGGCACGTGTCGAAGACCCCATCAGCGGGTGACTTCGCGACTGGCGAGCATCGGTCGATCTGGTCAGTGGTCCTCGACCTCGACGCCGATGAGATCCCCGCGGGCTTCGAGGTGGTGAGCGCCGAACTACGACGCCGAGCAGCACCCAAAGCAGCGGCAGCGTGCGACCGCATGGCGGAGTCTGCGCATGCGCAGGACCCTCGAATGGTCTCGGCGCTGTGCGACCGCATTGGCGAACTCGCTGAGCATCGACGCGTGGTTGAGCGGCTTCACCGTGCCCTCGTCTCGGCGCAGAGCGCAGGCAGTGCCGCAGAAGCACGAACGCTCGCCGAGGCCAGCATCGTGGACCACGATGACGCCACGGGATTCACGACGATGGGCGAGGAAGCTCGCAAGTGCGTTGACGAAGCGCGCTCTGGTGACGACTCGGCACTGGCCTCGACAACGGGCATCCAATCACTCGACGCAACGCTTGGCGGCGGCCTGAAGCGCGGGCACATGACCATCGTTTGCGCACGCCCCGGCATGGGCAAGAGCGCATTCGCTTCGAGCATCGGGTCTGAGTGCGTGTTCCGCGGTGGCTCTGCTGCTGTGTTCTCGCTCGAGATGACCAAGCGCGACTGGGTGCGCCGCACGGTGCAGTCGCTGTCGAAGGCAACGGCTCACGAGCTCGGGCTGACGAACGGGGACCACACGCAAGCCTGCGTCGATGCGGCTGTCGCTGGCCTCGAAGACGCCGGGAGCCGCTACGTCATCGAGGACCAAGCGGGCATGACCGTTGAGGACATCGCATCGCTCTGCCGAAACCAGAAGCGCCGGCATGGGTTGGACGTCGTCGTTGTCGATTACGCGCAGTTGGCGAAGACGGGGAAGCGAACAGCCTCGCGCGAGCGTGAGGTGGCAGAAATCAGCCAAGGGCTACTGGCCATCGCGAAGAGCCTCGACTGCTCGATGATCGCTGTCACGCAGCTGAACCGCAGCCTCGAGTCCCGCAACAACCGACGGCCGCTGCTTTCGGACCTTCGAGACTCCGGACAGCTCGAGCAGGATGCGCACGAGGTCATCGCGCTCTACCGCCACTCGCGATACGAGCCGATGAAGACGGTGGCACTACGCAACGTCGTCGAGCTCCATGTGATTAAGTCACGCTCGACGGCACCGACGGACCCCACGAGCCCGCTGCTTGCAACGTTCCGCGGCGAGACGATGGGCTGGCGGGAGACGCCAGGCGAGCAGTCGTCTGCCTACATGATGGAGGTGCTGTCGTGAAGAAACCCATCGAACCCGGCCGCCTCTCGCAAGACCGTGAGGGCCGCACGCCGCGCGCCCACACGTGCCCGGAGTGTGGTGTGCCGAATGGGCACTTTGGCTGGTGCAAGCGCACCTCCCCGCCGGCGCGAGGTGAGCGATGACCGTCGTGATCTTCACGGGGTCGCGGGACCTCAAGCACGGCATTGACGACTGCTTGTGGGACAGCGAGCGGCTGCACGTTCGCTGCATCGGCAAGGCTCACCCATGGCTCTACAGTGAGCCAACCATCGTGCTGGGGTCGTTCAATGCAGGCTAGCACCCGCCGCACCATCACCACCTCCCTGCGCCGCGCGATGCGCGAGGACTACGCAGCGGGGTTCAACCGCACGCAGATTGCGCGCCGCTACGGCGTGCGCTGGAACACGGTCGAGCGCTACACGCGAGACATCCCGTGCCCACGCAAGGCACGCATCGCGAAGGCGGTGGCGGCCTACGCAGCGGGTGAGTCGAGCGTGAAGGTGGGCCGGCGTTACGGCCTCGCGCCGACGTCGGTGCTCATGCACGCGCGTCGTGCGGGTGTGGAGATTCGGCCAGTGGGGACGCGGACATGAGCATCATCCGCACTTGCGTCGACTGCGCTGCTACGAGCGACGGGCGGTATGCCGCACCGTACTGCTGTGGCTCGCAGCGCATGATGACGAGCTACGCGTGCGACGTCTGTGGGGCAGTGATGGAGCGTGCGCTGGTGCCTCTGTGTGCCAGCTGCGCGGGAGCGAGCGCAGTTGTTGCAAAAAGTGCAACTGCTCGGCAGCGACGAACTGTTTCCAAAACGGAAACGGTTGGGCAGGAGGAGATGTGGTGATGGCAAAGCAATCGATCATCCGAGAACTGCACGAGCGGTTCCCAGGTTGGCGCTGGTGGTTCCGACGCCGACCCGAGGGGCACCGCGTCTATCACGGCTGGCACGACGACTACAAAACCAAGTACGGCCATCCTGCGGCGGTCATCCGCTACTGCGTTCAGCATCCGTCGAAGAGCGAGGTGTTCATCCAGGGCGATTCGAACGAGGTGTGCGTCACAAGCCTCGACTCGTGGGATGGCGTGGGGGCAGCTGAGCAGGGGTGCTTCGAGGTGCGCTCATGACCCGCGCACGTTCACGACGGATCCGTCGGCAGCGGAGGAGGATGCGCTTCTGGGAGCGAATCAGGCTTCTTGCTGAGCAGGTGCCGCCCGGAGGGTCGACCCGGTGGTGGTGGGACGACGGGCCGGTGTTGGCGTTCGACACCGAGGCTAGCGCGCTCGAAGTCATCGACGAGAGCAGCACGCAAAGCCAGCTGCGCGGCTACATCGAGCGATGGAGCGAGCGCTTCGAGGCTGAACTGAAGAGGCACAAGTCGTGACCCTCCGCTTCGTAGTCCCCGGACGCCCGCAGTCGTGGAAGCGCACAACGACGGACCCAAAGACGGGGCGACGCCTAACGCCTCGCGGCATGCGGCAAGCCAAGGCGCTCGTGCGGCAGTGCGTGGGGTTCGCGATGCGTGAGCACATGCTGGACACCTTCGAGGGCCCGCTGCGTGTGCGCATCGACGTGTACCGCCGACGCAAGCGGGATGCGACGCCAGACGCGGACAACTACGCGAAGCTCGTGCTGGACGCGGCGAACACCGTGGCGTGGACCGACGACGCGCAGGTGGTGGAGCTGACGGTGCGCAAGCACGACTCGCGCGTGACGGGAGGGGCTGAGCGGACCGTGGTGGTCGTGGAGCCCGCAGAGGATGAAGAGCCGCAGAGGCGGGTGAAGGTGAGGAGGACGGGATGAGTGAGACACGACTTGAGGACGCGTTGATCGAAGCGGTCAACTGTATGAGCGACCCATCGCTGGAAGACGCTGCCTTCGCTGCTGCAAAGGACGCAGGCGAGTGGGCACGAACCGTTGAGGAGCGGCTGAAGAGTCCGCTGCTAATGCTTCGCGCGGACACTCGCGCCAGCATCGTCAACGCCCCACGCGAACTCACGTTCCACGACCGCGTCTTCCTCGCCGCCCTGACGGGTTCGGCGGCGAGTACAACATGGTCACCCAGTTACATCATCGAGCGCGCTCGCGCGATTGCGGATGAGGCGGTGCGGGATGACGCGTGACCAGGCGCTAGGGTTGCTGGAGCGGTATTCGGAGGAGGCAAGGGAGCAGGAGTATTCGATACGCTGGGGACTTCGCGACCAGCTGCTCGATCACGTAGCAAACATGCCGTCGTGGATTCATGACGGGCACTCCCTGCCCGAGGTCACGCAGAGGCTCGGCTACGCCCAGGGCGTGATGGTCGCGACGGGCGTTTACACGCTCGACGAGGTGAAGGAGCACAGTCGGGAGGTGGCGACTGAGTGCCCAGAGTGCAAGAGCGACTACCACAAAATGTCGTGCTCGCGGTACAGCCAGCGAGCTTACGAGCGGTTTCACAAGCCGCGTGAGGAGCGCCTCAAGGACTTCGAGTGCTTCGAGAACGCCGTCGACGGGCATGGGGAGGCGAGCGCGGGAGGTGCGCCGCCAACCATCTACCGCTCCGTGTCGAAGCGGCTGTGCGCGCAACTGGGGCTGAGTCGGTGCGACATCACGCGCGACGAACGAGGCGAGCTGACGGTGGCGATTGCGCCGTGGTCAGAAGACCTGCGCTCGCATGTGCGGCACGTCGTGTTTCGGTCGGCGCTGCGGAACGAGTTGGACACGCGTGGCGTGCTGATGATGCCGAAGGTGGTGGCGCATGGGACTCTTTGACCACGTCAACGCTCCAAAGCAGAAGTGTCCGAAGTGCTCCGCGCGTGGGTACACAGGCGTCTTCAGTGGGTGGCAGACGAAGGACCGCGGTTGCCTGATGGAAACCCTCGACCCGAGCGAGGTGGGCCGCTTCTACACAACTTGCTCATGGTGCAACGCATGGGGCGAGTTCCGCTGGGCTGGTGACGGACACCGACTGTACGTCGACAACGAGAGAACCGAGGTGATGCTGATGGCGAGCGACCAAACCCTCACCGCACTCGTGATGGCCCGCCTCGAAGCAGGCCGAAAAGAGTACGGCGACAAGTCGAGCGAGCGCCCGCCCGTGGAGCTCGTGTGGGAGATGCGCGAGGAGGTGGCCGACGTCGTGGGCTGGCTCGTGCAGCTCGACGCGAGTCTGTCGAAGCGCTCGCGCGCGGAGGTGGGCGACACCGAGCTTGGTGACGAACTGAAGCAGCGGTGCGCGCAGTTGTGGCGCGTGCTGGACAAGATCGAGGAGCGGGTGGGGTGATGGGATTTCAGGGCAAATACGAGATGCACAACTTCGTGGACAACTGCCGCCGATGCGGAGAGGACCGCTGGTGCGTGGTGCGCATCAACCGCATTCGAGACCAGCAGGTGCGTAAGACTGCACTTTGTGAAGACTGCGCTCCGCTTGAGTTTGAGGACGCTGGAGAACCCACGCCGTGGTGCATTGGTGATGGAGCGCGACGGATTTCGGATACCGCATGCAGGAGGTTTGGTCTCACGCACTGCTTCCTATCCGATGAGCCAGGAGCCATTGAGATAACGGCAAGAATCAGGCCGTTCTCTAAGAGGCTTGAGCGAGAGGTTTACGACCTTGTTTCGTTATCAACCCTCTGTGCCTGTGTCACCGTCCTTCCCCTGGAGGAGGCCGGCGACTCGTGACCGACTACCGCACCGACATCGGCCTCTTCTGCTGGACGGAGCCATGCGGCGAAGACTGTCGTGTGGAGCTTGAGTTCTGGACGCTCATGCGTCTGACGCTGGGGCACGCGATGCGGGACTTTGAGTGGGGGCAGGCGTGACCTACGCAACGAGCGGAATCATCGCCGACTGCGCGTTGGGGGACCAGTCTCCAAGCCAGTCGATGGCGTGTGATGTGGGCTCCGTCACGGGGATGCGCAGCCACACGACGACACGCGGCGCGCGACCCGTGAGCACCGTGGCGCACACCGGGCACGTGGTCGGCACCTCGCCTGCGAGTTCGGAGAGCTCGAGGCAGGAGCCACAGCCGATGGCAATCGCAGACACGGAGGAAGGGTAACGTGGGAAAGACGAAGACGCACTACGCCGACCGCGACACGAAGGTCGGCACCCTGTCGCTCTGCGGCATGCTGGCCAAGGCCGCGACACGCGACCGCGAAGCGGTGACCTGCCGGCTGTGCCTCGGGCGCTTGTCAGAGCTCCCCTTTGCGCCGTCGGAGATGACCGAGGACGAGCCGTGGTCACCGCCGCCCGAGATGGTCGCGCGCGTTGGTGCACGCCACCTTTCGGACAGCGACCATCAAGCCATCGACGAGAGCATCGCCGGCGAGAAGAAGCGCCCGCTTTTCGCGAGTATGGGGCGCGCGCTGGAGGCGCTCATGGTCGCTCGGGTGGACGGCTACAGCGGCGGCAGCGTTTCGGGCAGCTACGAGGCGCTCGGCTCGCTAGGGACACTCATTCAGCACGAGCGGCGGGGCTCGTCGAGCACGACGCGGCAGGCCGAGTCAGTCGCCGAGGTGGACCGGTCCCTTGCGTGCGTCTTCGACCGCTGGGCGGGTGACATGCCGCGACGGGAGGCGGAAGCCGCGTTCCTGCTCATGGAAGTCGGGCGCCCCATCGTGGACCGCTCCGAGCGCCGCGCCGGTGAGCGCGTGTACCGGCCTCGAGGCGGCATGCGCGCGTGGACGCCGATGACGGCGAACGAGCTCGCGGGGCCGCTGGGTGTCGCGGTGCCTGTCGTGGGTGGGCTGCGGAAGTGGGCGCGCCGCCGGCTCAAGGCCGAGCTCGTCGCGCGCGGACTGGTGGCGCCTCCAATGCGTCCGGTCGTGAGCGAAGACCCGGACCGGTACGACGAGCGGCTTCGGCGATGGACGTCGGAGATGCGGGCGATTGAGACACGGGAGAGGGAGTTGGGGAGATGAGTGAAGGACGGGTCTATTCAACATCGGGCACAGTGCGTGCGCTCGACTTTTCGGTCGGTGTCATGCGCGGCGCGCTCACGTGGGGGAAGGTGCTTCGAGGCTTCGACATGCTCCACAAGCCAGGTGGAGCGCTCGTGATGTACGAGCTCGGGAAGTCGAGCGCCTTGACTGACGCCATCGTGCGAGACGAGTGCGCTAAGGCCGCCCTCTCCCGCTTACGTGGTCGCCCTCTCTCGCAAAACGAGCTGTGGGCCGAGTACGTCTCGGGACGACTGCGCCAGCGCATGCACCGCGCGAACAAGCGGTGCGCCGAGGCGCGCATGGATTGGCTGTGGGTGCTCGCGAACGACGACGCGAAGGGTGACGTCGGCACGTGGGTGCGGAAGCGACGACGAGAGGCACGGCGACGAGCACGTGCGCTGCACCGTCAGTACATGGAGCAGAAGAAGAAAGCGGGGGCGATGTGAGTGAGGAGCGACGGGTGCTGCGTATTGGTGTGCCTGGTGAGGAGTGCGACTTGGTAGTCGGTCACCTCATTACGGGTTTTGGATGCGATGCCGTGGAGTTCTCTCCACGTGCGCTTGCAAAGTGCACTGTCATTCCGCGCTATCGCGAATGGCTAGCGGACTACGTGATGACGAGGCTTCGGCGATGAGCGCAGCGACGAAGGTGGAGCGGTACGAGTTCGACAATGCGTCGAACTACTACGGATGTCTCGAGGTTCGGCGGACCGAGTTGGGGTGTGAGTGGTGCGTCGAGAACTGGAATGGGCACCACTGGCGCCCCATCCCCGAGTACCTGTTCGACGCGCTGAAGCGCTACTGGCAGGAGAACCAACCATGAGCGCAGCGACGAAGGTGGACGAGAAGGAATACATCTCGACGGCGAGGGCTGCGAGGATCTGCGGCGTGAGCACAGATACCATCCGGCATTGGATTGACCGTGGGTATATCCAGAAGAGCGACTGGTACAAACCGCCAGGAGGACACATCCGTGTCGCGAAACAGGCCATCTTTTCGATGATTGAGAAGTGGAAAGAGCGGCAAGAGCGGTAAGCGCCGCAAAAGTCAAAACCTGGACCCTCGACACCCGCCCTTCGCGCGCGCTAGTTTTCACTAGGTTGCGAGAACTATGGGAGCGAAGGCCCACGAGCCCACCAAAGCGGAGGTTCAGGCGCTACGCGACCTGATGCAATCCATGGGCTACAAGCCCGCGCTCGCGAAGATGGGCATCGCTGTCCGCTCCGCCAACCGCTGGCGGAACCGCGGCAAGTACGACCTCGAGCGCAACCAGTCGAACGGCTTCGTGGACTGGTACCGCGCGATCGAAGAGTCGAACGCAGACAAGCTGTCTGCCGCCGAGTCGCTCATTCACAAGGCGAACAACCCAGAGAACTTCGAGGACCTCCCCATGCGGGACCGTCTCGCCAACGCGCGTTGGACGGCCAAGGTCCTCGACCCATCGACCTACGGTGACCGCACCGAGGTTCAGCTTCGAGGAAGTCTCGAGGCGCTATGCGAAAGCGTTCGTGAGCACATGAGCGCGGCTGCATACGCCGAGTTCATCAGTGCACTTGCTACCGTCTCCGGCTTGGATATCGGCGCAGGCGACGGCGACGAACACGACGACGACGACTCCGACCCTCTGTCGTAAGACCCTCGCCACATTCATTCCCGCGGTCTCGCCGCGCTTCGTTTACCCGTACTGGCTCCGGCCCATCTTCGACGCGCTTGAAGACGTCGAGCTCGCGCTACGAGGTGAACGTCCGCCGGTCAAAATCGCGTTTAGCGTTCCGCCGCAGTTCGGGAAGAGCACCGCGATCCATCACTGGACCGCGCGCACCATCGGTCGGTACCAGCATCTGCAGTCCGCATACTGCTCGTATGCCGCCGACCTGGCGCGCACGCAGTCGCGCAAAATCCGGAACATCGCCAGCGCGGCTGGCGTTCCCATCGACCCAAGCGCCAACCGCCTCGAAGAGTGGCTGACACCCGCCGGCGGTGGTCTCGTCGCAACCGGCGTGGGCGGTCCGCTCACGGGTAAGCCCATCTCTGGCGTCGGCATCATCGACGACCCCGTGAAAAACCGCGAGGAAGCCGAGAGCGCACGCGCTCGCGAGACCACGTGGGACTGGTACACGGACACGTTTCTCTCGCGTCTCCACCCTCAAGCATCCCGCGTCATCATCATGACGCGCTGGAACGTGGACGACCTCATCGGTCGCGTCCTCGACCGTGAGGAGGGTTGGATCGTGGTCAACCTGCCGGCCATCACGCCGGAGGGCGAAAGCCTCTGGCCCGAAGGTCGCCCGCTCGGCTTCCTCGAAGAGCGCCGCCGAAACGTCGGCGAGTACGGATGGGCGTCGATGTACATGCAGGAGCCGCGACCACGAGGGGGCGCGCTCTTCGAGCAGCCCCGCACCTGCCTCCTTTCCGACGTGCCCACCACGGGCCGCTTCTCAACCGGCATCGACCTCGCCTACAGCGCGAAGACACGCGCCGACTACACCGCCGCTGTCACGCTCGTCGAGCATGGGAACGACATCTACGTCGCCCACGTCGAGCGATACCAACTCAGTCCCGTCGAGCGCGATGCGCGCTTGCACGCGCTGACCAACCGTTTCCCCGGCGTCCGTATGACGTGGCACGCCAGCGGTACCGAGGCCCTCGAAGTGGGTGAGCGCCTATCCCGCGAGGGTCTACCACTCGACACCGTGAAGGCCACCGCCGACAAGTTCGTTCGCGCGCAGCCGCTCTCGGCGGTGTGGAACAAGCCGCAGTCCCGCATCATCGTCCCGCGGGACGCGAGTTGGTCGAACGAGTTCCTCGACGAGCTGACCTCCTTCTCCGGTGTCGGCGACAAGAACGACGACATGGTGGATGCGGCCGTCTCCGCACACGCGGGACTGGCGACTGGTACCACGACCATCAAGGCGAGCTCGTCTCGCCGCACACACCGAGCACCGCGCGTCAACTGGCGCGATATCTGACGAATGACCAGCCCGACTCTCAGCGTTGTGTCGGGCGGCAATCGACGCGCCCCCGTGGGTCGCGCATCCAAAGCCTCTCCGATCCGTCGCTGGATGGGTCGCGACATGGGCGGCATCACGCCAGCCCAAGTCCTGGGCTACATCAAGAACGCGCGACGCGGCGACCTCGAGAGCCTCATGGACCTTGTGTCCTACGTCCTCGAGACCGACTCGCACGTCCGCAGTGTGTACGAAACGCTTTTGCGCAACGTTGTGGGCGCGCCGTTGCTCTTCGAGGAGGCACCGTCTGCCGACTTCCTTCGTCGCGGCGTTGATCGTCTGCCGAACTACGAGACCGCGCTGATGCACATCGCGCATGGTCACGGCATCGGCATCGCGGTGCTCGAGAAGGAGTGGGGCCGCGTCAACGGCGAAACCCGCGTCGTTCGCATGCACCGCATCGACCCGCGCGACACGAAGTTCGACGACGACTGGGTCCCGATGGTTCGCACCCATGGCGACGAACCCGGCTGGGTTCGCGTCGACAAAGAACCGCTTCGGTGGCTCGTGCACGTGCCCGGCTCCGTGGGCCTTCGTCCGCAGATGGCCGGCATCCTCATTCCATGCCTGCTCCCGTGGGTCTTCAAGAAGTTCGCGACCGTCTACTCGGTGCAGACCTTGGAGCGCTTCGCGCAGCCGTTGCTCGTGATGATGCTCAACAAGGGCACGGATGCTGACGTTGTCGAAGAGGCACTGAACTCCCTCGAAGAGATCACCGCGAGCTCGTCGGGCGTCATCACTGGCGACGGCAAGCTCGAGGTGATCAACGCATCGTCTGGCCAGGCCGGCGAGGCGCACCGCAAGTACATCCGCGAGTTCGAGGAGCAGATCACAAAGGGCATTCTCGGCTCCGACCTGAACGTCTCCGTGGGCTCGACTGGCGGAAACCGCGCGCTTGGTGAAAGCCAGGCCGACACCACGATCCTTCCGCGCGTCCGCTCCATGGCGGACAGCATCGCCGAGACGCTTGCCGAACAGTGGTTCGCGCAAGAGCTCGAACTGAACGCGCACCGCTTCGGCTCGCTTGTGCCGAAGGTCGCAACGCCATACTTCGAGTTGCTCCAAGAGGAGCCGCCCGAGGTCGACCAGATTGCCATCGACGCTGGCGTCGTGAAGGTAAACCAGCTGCTCGAGAGCCGCGGTCTTCCGCCGCTCGAAGGCCCCGAGGGCGAACGCTTTGTCACCCCGCTGGCCAAGACCGCTCCCGCGTTCGCGAAGCCGGAGGCCGCACCGCCCCCTTTAGCGTCGAGCCGGTCACGCCGGCGAGCGACACGCAAGGCCCGACAAATGAGTCTCCCGCTGTCGCAGACTTCGCCGACCTCCTCGCGTTGTCGGACGCAGATCGACAGCGTGCCGTTCGACTGATCGGACGCCCGCGCGAACTCGTCGTGCGCAGTGCCATGACCGGCGCCGCACTCTTCGAAGACTTCCGAGACCAACTCGCCTACGACCTCTCCGGAGTAACCAGCGAAGCCGCCGCCCGCGAGGTGGTGGAACGCTGGGGCCGCGAGGTCGTCGACAAAAGCCCCGCGCTCGCCAACCTCATCTGGCAGGCGAACGCACAGACGCACATGGCCGGTCAGCTCTTCGTCCGAGACATCGAGGTCGGCAGCAAAAGCCGAAGCCTCGAAGCCACGGGCGAGACCGCCAGCAACTTCGTCAACCTCGCGTTCGCGGACGCCATCGAGCAGTTCGAGTCGCGCGCTATCATGCCGGCCGACGAGTTCGACTCGCTCATCGACGCCGAGCGCTCCCGAGCGTTCACGGTCCGACTCGCCATCGCCGATGGTGTGGTCCGACAGGCATTCACGCAGATTCAGCGCGCCATGGCTCCGGAAGGTCCGGGGCTCGGCGAGTTCATCGAGAGCCTGCAAGGCGGCGTGGACGCCGAAGGGTACGCTGGCGGTGTTCGCCGGTACCTTGAGGCGGTTTTCAGGACGTCGACCAGCGTGTCTTACAACGCGGGCCGCTTCCGACAGCAGACCGACCCCGAGCTCGGCTCGGGCCTGTGGTGGGTCTATCGCACCGTGGGTGACAGTCGCGTGCGACCGGAACACGCCGCCCTCGAGGGCAAGGCATGGCCGGTGGGCGATGCCGAAGGCGCGAGCGTCTATCCGCCCAACTCCTTCAACTGCCGCTGCGTAATGACGTTGAGCGAGGACCCGCCCGACGAGTCGCAGCTCTCGCGCGACGTCGACCTCGACGGCGCCATCACCGACGGATTCCGAGGCGCGCCAGGCGCCGCCATTGAAGAGGCTCAATGAGTTACGAACTCGAAATCACGCCCGCTGCTCACGCTTCCGAGCTGCGCAACGGGTTCATCTTCGTCGTCCGCCATGGCGACTACGTGGCGTGCCGTGGCCGCATGAAGCCGCAGACTGGCTTGCACTTCGACCGCGGCAGCAACCCCGCGCCAACGAAGGCCATCGCGCGTGTACTCGAACGCATGGCGCGCGAGTACGTCGAAGAGGGTACCGAGCCGGAAGACTGCGTCTTTGCGGACGAGGCGGTCGCCGAGACGGACCCCGCGCCGGAGTGGACGGAGCAAGAGCTCCGCGCCGTGATGGCGGACCAACCCTACAAAGCGGACCTCGCCGCATGGGCTGCGACGCTTGGCGTCGAGCTCGACGAGTCCGACACCCGCGACGAGATGGAGGCCGCAGCACTCGCTGCGTTGCTCTGATGCACGACTTCCGATTCTTCCCCCTCCGCGAAAAGGCGCGAGGGGACGAGGGGATCCGTGCGCTCGCACGGCTTGCCGGTGCGAAGGAAGCGGACGGCTCGCGGTGGCAGCAAATCGCCTACGAAGGCGAGTGGCTCGGCCATTCGAGCGGTGAGTTTCAGCTGACCGCCGACATCTTCGACCAGGTCATCGCGAACTTCAATCGCCGCGATGACGACGTGCCGGTCGTCCACGGTCACCCCGGCGTGGGCAGTGATCAGGCCGCGTACCTCGGTGCGGCGGGTTGGATCTCAGAGCTCCGCCGCGACGTCGACGAGAAGGGTCGGCAAGCGCTGTTCGCACGCATCAAGTGGACGCCGCGCACCGCTTCGAAGATCGAAGCCGACGAGTACCGGTACTGCTCGGTCGTCATCGCGTTCGACTCCGTCGACGAGGTGTCGGGCGACAACATCGGGCCCGAACTGCTCGAGCTGGGGATCGTCCCCGCCGCGTTTTTGGACGGGATGACCCGTCTCGCCGCGTCCCGTGCGGGGCGCGCACAACCCCGTGCGCTCGCACGAAAGGACAAGGAAATGACCGACAAGGAACTGATCGCCAAGGCGATGAAGGAACTCGGCGACGACTTCACCATCGAGCAGCTGCTCGCGGTGGTCGAGGCCGAGAAGCAGAAGCAAGCTGCCCTCGACGGCGCTGCGCCCTCCGAAGAGGAAGCGCCCGCCGAAGACGTCGAAGCGTCCGACGCGTCCGACGATGCCGAGGTGGTTCAGGCGAGCGACATGCCCGCTGACGCCTCCGAGGAAGTCGCACCCAACACTGAGGCGGAAGCCGCGCGCGGTGCCGCTGCTGACGCTCTCGAAGCCATGGCGACGGAGCTGGGCCTCGACCTTCCCGCGCTACTCGCTTCGCTCGAAGAACAGCGCGACGCCGTCATGGCTGCGCTGAGTGGTGCGCCCGCCGAGGGTACGCCGGCCGACGCGATGCCATCCGAAGGTGGCGAGGCACCCATGGCTGCGATGAGCAAGAGCCATGTGAAGACCATCGACGAACTCGGTAAGGTCTCTAGGCGCGTTGCGGAGCTTGAGACACGCGACGCCGCCCGTGAGGTCGAGCTGAAGCGCGCTCAGTTTGAAGTGTCGCTTTCAAAGCACATTGTTGAAGGCGACATCACTGACGCTGAGGCTGCGGCGTTCCGCGAGATGTCGACGGACGAAGACTATGGTTTGCAAGCGCTGACGGTAGCTACCAAGGCGCTATCGAAGCGCCTTGCTGGTCCCTCGGCTCGTCCAAAGTCGCTGGCCTACAAGCCGTCGAAGCCCAGCAATGCTCCGCGAAACCTGGGCGGTGAAATGACCCAGGACGAGGCGATGAGCGCGGCCACTGAGGCCGTGAAGAAGGAAGCCGCCAAGGAGGGCGTGTCGCTGAGCCGCAAGGATCTGCGCAGCCGCTCCTACGCCTACGCGAAGGCCAACTTCCCCGAGGCGCTCAACCGCTGAACGAATCACGCCGGCTTGCCGGCAGGTAGCGACGCACGGCCCCGCGCTCCCGCTACCGACACCCAACCACGCTGGCCCGGGGCAGTCGGCCAAATGAATAGGAAAACCAATGAGCACCAATCTCATGGCCTACCAGATGACCGAAGGGCTCTCGCAGAGCTTCGAGGCCGATGGGGCCGTTACCAAGCACATGGCAGTGATCGCCGGCTCGGCAGACAACCAGGTCTCGCCTCCGACGGCTGCCAACGACGAACCTGTCGGCATCGCTGCACACGCTGCAGCTGACGGCGAAGACGTCGATGTCCGCTACTGGGGTCCGGCCATCGGAATCGCCAGCGCGGCAATCACTCGCGGTGCCCTCGTGGCCATCGCGGGGACCACGGGCAAGCTCGCTGCGATCGCGCCTGGCACCACGACCGCCGACCTTCGCGTCGTCGGCCGCGCCATGCAGGACGCAGCAGCGGACGGTGACCAGTTCACCGTCTTCCTTCTCAACAACCCCTTCGTGATCGTCTGAGGAGGCCAAGATGAGCAACGCAAACGACGTCCATCTCGACGGACCACTCTCCACATTCATCTCGGGCTACACCAACGGCGACTACATCGCCGACACCGTGGCCCCCATCATCGAGGTCGACCACCGCTCGGACAGTTACCGGAAGTACAAGCTTTCGGACTGGACGACCGAACAGAGCGACCGCATCGCAACCGACGGCGAAGCGAATGACGTTCCCTACGCCATCGAGGTCGACAACTACTCGGTGACCGACCGAGCGCTTCGGCGTCTCGTCACGGTCGACGAGGTCGCCAACGCTGATGACCCGCAGAAGCCACGCGAATACGCGGCGAAGCTCGTCATGAACAAGCTTCTTTTGAGCCGTGAGATCCGTGTCGCGAACTTGCTGTTGACGGCGGGCAACTATGCGGCAGCCAACACGACCAACGGCTCCAACTGGTTCTCGGACGCGGGCACTCCTCTCGAGGATGTGGCTGCTGCCATCGAGGCCATCCCTCCGAGCATGATCGGCGACAGCAAGCTTGTCGGCGTTGGTGGTCTCGAGATTGGAAACGCTCTTCGCCGCCATGCGGACCTCCGTGGCCCAGGCAGCGAAAACCGCGTCGAGACGATGTCTCGTATCGCGGAGATCTTGGGGCTCGATGAGATCTTCATCGGAACGGCCATCAAGAACACCGCGAACCCCGGCCAAGCCGTCTCGCATGAGCGTGTATGGGGCGACGACTCCTTCGCGATCGTGCGCGTCCCAACCGGCGAACCCGTCAACGAAGTGGGTCTCTTCGCTGCGACCTTCCGCTTCACCGCCAGCATGCCGGTTCAGGCCCGCGTGTACGACGCGCCCCACAAGGGCCCGCGCGGTGGCGAGTACGTTCAGGTGGCCTTCTCGGATGACGAGAAGACAGTCCAGGACGACATGGGCTTCCTTCTGACTGGCCTCGACGCCTGATGAAGGTTCGATTCGCTGAGGCATGCATCATCAACGGTCGGCGGTACGCCACCGACGCGGTGGTGGACCTCGAAGAGTCGGAGGCACTCACTCGCGCCATTGAGCGCGGGTGGGTGAAGCCTCGCAAGGTCCGCGACAAGTCGCGTGACTCGGGGAAGGCACCCCAGAAAGCCAGCGCCGAACAGGCGAAGTCTTCGACGAGCTCGAAGGCGCCCACGACTGACGCCTCTTCGTAGTGCGTCACTCTCAGGCAACGCCCCGGAGGGACCTCTCCCTTCCTTCCCTCCGGGGCCGCGCCACCTACTTTCGAGGACTGACGAATGCCCATCGCCTACGTAGACACCGCCGACTTCGATGCGGTGTGCGACGGCAAGGTCCGTCAGTTTCTCTTCACCGACGACGGTGACAGCGGCAGCGAGTACAGCACTCGCTTTACCCGCGCCGCGCAAATCGCTTCGAGCCTTGCGCTCGCCAGCGCGAAGCAGGCCGGGTATGCGCCCGCCGAAGAGACTGACGACGACAGCGTGAAGGCGCTGGCGCTCTCGTTCCTCGTGCACATGGCGTACGGACGAAAGGCCCGCGACATCCCGCCGTCGCTCGCCGCCATCCTCGCTCCAATCCCCGAGGGCGTGCGCTCCGGCGAGCTCCCGCTCGCGTCGACGAGCGTGTCGAACCTCTCCGAAGCGACAGGCGGCTCGAAGTTCACGCCGACCGAAGAGACGGTCACCACCGGCACGACGTCGCGCCGCATCTTCCGGCGCCCGGTCATGCGTGACCTCGCGAACCTCGTCTGATGGCTGACGGATTCACCATCGACGAGAAGTCGTTCGGCACACTCCCGCAGCGCATCCAAGCCCTCGGCGAGCGGCTCGCGAACCTCGACCCCATCCTGAAGCGCCGCGCGGCTCTTCTGGGCAGCGTCATTGACGAGTCGTTCCGCACGTCGCGTTCGCCGAACGGTGCGGGCTGGCAAGCGCTCGCAGAGTCGACCGTCGAGAAGCGACGGCAGGGATCGAGCAAGCCGCTGCTCGACACCGGCGCGCTTCGCCAAGCGTCCAACGCGCAGGTGCGGAGTAAGGCCATCGTATTCGGCACGTCCGGCGCGCCCGCGAAGTACGGCGTGTTTCACGTCACTGGCACGAGCACCATGCCGCGCCGCGCATACCTCCCCATGGACGAAGACGGTAACCCCGACTTTTCGAGCGGACCCGCTGCGGCGTGGCTCGAGAAGACGCGCGCTGACGTCATCGCCTACGTGATCCACGGCACCCGACCTTGAGCTTTCCCGCCCTCGCCATCCTGACGCGCATCCGTGAGGTGCTCGAGGATGGCTACGGCGCGGTGCGCACGGTCGCCGCCGACACGTACGAGCCGGGGACGCACGAGGCCCTCGACGTCCTCGCGGACAGCGTGGGCTCGCTGACCTCGCCGCGCATCGAGGCACGCATCGTGGACCGTCGACCGCATGCGTCACGGCCACCGCGCCAGGGCACATTCACCCTCGAAGAAATCACCGTCGACGTCCGCTTGGTGCGCGACTTCAGCGGTTACCAGGACCTGAGCACCGACGCGCGCACCGCGCTGTCTGCGCTCGCCATCGAAGACGGCCACAGTATCGCGCAAGCGTTGACGTGGCCCGGCAACCTGACGGCGACGGAGGCCGCGTCTGCGACCGGGCTCGTGTCCGGCTGTCTCAACGACGTCTCGTCTGCGCTGGGGACCATCGAGTTTTCCGGCGGCACGAACGGGCGCCTTGTCACCACCCACCGATTCACCGGCGTCGTCCGCGTGACCACACCCACGAGCTGAGGACCCATGAGCATCGAACTGCACGCGCTACGACGGATTGCGCTCACCGAAGAAGCCGACGGCGCGTTCGCCACCGACGTCACGGGCTCGGCAACGTATCTCGACCTTCCGTTTCAGGAGGGCACTGCGAACCTGACGCTGAACCTTCCGGAGCTCGACGCGCAGGTTGCGCAACAGCGCATCGACGCGCGGAATCAGATCGTCTTCGGTCCGAAGAGCGCCGAGCTCTCGGTAACCGTGCCACTGGGCGCGACGGGTGTGGCTGCGGGCGATGGCAGTGACTCGCCCGCGTTCGACGACCAAGCGCTCTTGCTCCTGCTGAAGATTGTGTTCGGCGGGGCGAACGACGAGAACACGGGTGGTGATGTCACATCAGCCGCAGCCTCATACCAGCTCATCGGCTCCCCTGCTGGCTGGGATGGTGGTGAGTCCATCGGATGGGTCAACTCTGCGGGTGTTTTTGAAGCGAGGTCTGTCCGCGGCTTGGCGGCAACCACGATTCAACTCAAAGACCAGCTCTCCGCCACACCTACGGCAAGCGATGTTCTCTATGCGGGCACGACCATTCATCCAACCGCGAACCCGCTGACGTCGATTCAGATGATCGTTGAGGGCGCCGAGCAGGACGACCGCTGGCTTCTGATGGGTGGGCAGGTCACAAGCGCACCGGCCATCACCGTCGCCCTCGGCGAAATCCCTACCATCTCGTTCACGATCACGTTCGCGAACTGGGCGAGTGAGCCGAGCGCCGCGATCACCGTCGCGGACTACGGCACCTTCACGCCCGTCGCGTACACCGGCAGCCTGCGCGCCATCAACGGCGTTGCGTCCGGCTCCATCTCCGGCGTGTGCCTCGACGCGGCGACCATCAACCTGGCGATGAACTCGCCGGTGTACACGCCCGTCCGCTCGGGCTGCGGCACCAACACCATCAAGCGCTACCGGCGCAACCGCGCGGTGCCATTCTGCACGCTGACTGCTCACATTCCCTACGAGGACACGAGTTGGTTCACGGAGCGCGACGACGGCGAATACTACGGATTGACCATTCAGATCGGAACGGTCGCCGGCTTTGTGGTGTTGCTCGAGGTGCCGAAGGCGCAGGTGACGAACGTGCAGTTGATCGACGAGGGCGGACTCGCCTACCAGGCGGTCACCTTCTCGGCGACCACCGACAGCTTCACGACCCAGGCGGACGACGCCGACATCCAATACGCGGCATTTCGGCTCCATTTCTTGTGAGCTGAGAGAGGAAGGGAGACATGAACAGCACCAAGGCCATCAAGGTCTATTCCGTCGTTGACATGGCGGTCGACGTCATCGGCATGGGACGCGACGCACAGCGTTACATGCGCACCCGCGACGCGTCCCTCGTGAAGATCCACCCTGGCGAGAAGCCGACCGTCTTCACGCTGAAGCACATCGACGCCGACGCGTTCCAGGCGTTCGTCATGGACGCGCCGACGGATGTGCGCCGACACCGCGAAGCGTTCCGCCTTGCCGTGACCGGCATCGAAGACCTCGTGAGCGTGAAGACCGGGCAGCCGATCCCCCGCTTCGCTCCGAGCGACTCTCGCACGCTCTGGGGCAACACCATTCCGTGCTTCTCCGACGACGACCTTCTTCACGTCGCGCCGGGCTTTGTGGAAGAGATCGGAGCAGTGGCGTTCGCGCGGTCTTTTTTACCGCCGAACAGCGCGGGCTCCTATCCGCCGCCGCCTTTACTGCTTGCCGCCTACACGGCGAGGCTAGCCCACCATGGTGTGGCTGCGATCGAGAAGGCCCGTTCGCTCGAAGCGTCCCGGAAGTCCGGCGAGCCGGAGGCGGAGGCGCCGACGCCCGACGGTGGCGAGAAGGCTACCGCTGCGACTGCGACGGAGTAAGCCACCGTTCAAACACGCCGCGAAGCGACGCCGCGTTGCGCACCCTGCGTGTCATCGAGCGCTCGGCGTCCGGCGCGAAGCTCAACACGTGCCCATGGCGTGCATTTATTGACCCTGTCGTCCGCGACGTCTTGGCGCTCCACGCGTCCGCCGTCGTCGACCGCGAGGGCAGCGTCCACCTTGCAAGCCTGCGTGCACAGAACCCCTACCAGCATCTCTGGGAGGGCGTGCAGCTGTACACGCGTCTCCTGAACCAGAACCTCGCGGAGCTCCGCGAGGTCGAAGCGAAGAAAGCGAAACACACCCGTGGCTGAAGCCTTCGAAGCCGAAGTGAAGATCACGACCGACGAGGCCGTGCGCAATCTTCGCGACTTGGAGAAGGAGTTGGGCGAGGTGTCCGAGGGCATGGAGGGCGCGAGCTCGTCGGGCTCGAACTTCGCGCAGAACCTCACGGCCGGCGTGCTCGCGGGCCAAGCCGCGATTGGCATGCTCTCGAAGCTCAAAGACGCCGTAACGGGTGCCGCAAACGAGTTCGAGCGCCAAGCGGGCATCATGAACCGCTTCAGCGGTGACGTGTCGGAGGCGGCACGGCGCACCAACGGGCTGATCACTCAAATCGACCTCATGACGGCGCAGAGTCGGGCCAGCGCTGCGGGTCTCGAGCTGACAAGCTCGCAGTTCGCCACGCTGAGCGTGCGTGCCGCCGAGTTCGCCGCGCAGACGGGCGGCGACGCCACCGAGTCCTTGAACCGGCTCATGCAGGCGCTCGCCACCGGGCGCTCGGGTGCACTCCGTGAGTACGGCGTGGAGCTCGAGGGCATTACGGACATGGCCGAAAAGCAGGACTCCGCCATCCGTCAGCTCACACGCGGTTACGAGGACTCCGAAAGCAGCGCCGACACCCTGGGCGGCATGCTGCAAGTGCTCACGAACCGCATGGAGGACACCCAGACGGAGATGATCCAGGCCGTCAACGACTCCGGCCTTTTGGAGCGAGGCATGGAGAGTCTGAGCACGGCTGCCGGCGTCCTGTTCGACGAGCTCGACGACACCAACTCGGGCCTATCGCTCAGCCAAGAGCTCGCCATCAGCGGCGCGGCGGCATTCGCTGCCCTCGCCGAACAGGTCGAGCATTACGCCCGCGTCATGTCCGCCGCCTCGAACGCAATCAGCGACCCGCTCGACATCAGCCGGTGGGAACGCCTCGACGCCATCGAAGACCCCGGCTCCATGATTGATCGCATTGGGCAGCTCACCATGGAGGGTCGCGCGGCAGCCATGGCAGGCGGTAACCGGGACACGGGTGCCGGCATGCTCGCCTTTGACCCCAACGACGACCGCCCAGGTGGTGGCGGAGGTCGCGGACGTCGACGTCAGAGCGCCAGCGTCGAAGGACCCGCCACCGAGGTCAAGGCGAAGGAAGAGCTACTGCAACGCATGGCGGAGCAGGAAGCCGCCGAGGTTCGCTTGCTCGAAAACCAGACCTCGAAGGCCCAGGTGGCCGCCGAGCTCGTGAAGGCGGAACGCGAGCGCCTCGACCTCATGAACGCGCAGAGCGAAGCGCTCCGCGAGCAGAAGGACAAGGCGCAGGAAATCGCCGAAGCGCGCGAGGAACAAATCGACCTCGAGCGACGGGTAAAGCGCGCCCAAGAAATGAGCATGGCGGGCCTGGAAGGCATCGCCGAGGTCACCCAAAAGACCATCCAGCTCTCCGAGGACGGCGCCATGTCGACCAAAGAGGCGTTCCGCACCGCGGTCGACGAATGGTTGAAGCAGCTCGCCATCGAACAGGCCTGGAAGGGCGCAGCGGCGACGGTGGAAGCCATCGGTGCGGCTGTCATGAACCAGCCCCACGCGGCGGCGAAGGCTGCCCAGGCTGCCGGACACTTCGCGATTGCCGCCGCCGCTGGTGGAGCCAGCGCGGCAATCCCGAACGCCGCAAGCCCTGGCGGTGGCGCAGAGGCAACGCGCCCGACACCTGCGGGTGGTAACGACGGAGGGGGAGGAAACGGCGGCACCATCGTCGTCAACTTCAACGCGCCCACGTCCGAGGCTCAGATCGGACGCCAGCAAGGTCGCGCCGAGCGCGCGGCAAACCGAAGGTTCGGCACATGACGTTGAAGATCGAATGCGGCTTCAACGTAGCGTCGTTCGGCTCACTGAAAATCACCGTCGACGCAACGGACGTGACCATCTCTAGCGGGAAGTTCTGCCATCAGGACATCTCGAGTGTCGACGGCGCGAGCGAGTACACCGCCCTCGAGGACACCATCAACGCGGCGTTGACCACGGCTGGCGTGACGACGGTGACGGTCGAGTACCTCTCGACCGGCTACTACCGCCTCAACCGCGTCTCAGGCACGCCGTCCGTGACGTGCGGTGCGGATGAAGCCGACGCGGCACACGCTCGCATGGGGCAGGTGCTCGGCTTTCAGTCCAGCCCCGGCACCATCGGAGCGACCGAGAACGGTGATGCCTTGCCCTACTTCTCGCTCCTCTCGGAGATGGGCGGCAAGTCCGCCGACTCCGACGACTACGAGGCCACGAGCTACAGCGAGGACTCCGAGGCCGAGGACGGCAGCGCCTTCGGCATCTCGACGACTGGGCGCGCCATCTACGCAGATTGGATGTGCCGTATGGAGCCGCGCGCGGTCGTCTACGAACGCGAGGCTACGGCCGCTGTGCCGTGGACGTGGCAGCACTTCTACCGCCACTGCGCGGTGGTGCATCCGTTCCTCGTGTCCGACGATTTCGGTGACGAGACGGTGCACAAGCTGCGGGCCGGCGAGGATCGCTTCAAGCCCGCACACGTGCAGCCAGACTTTCGAGACCTGTTCGACCTCAGCGTGAAGACGCGCGTGCTCGGGCGGCTTTAGCGGAGCCGGCAGAAGACGGGGATCGGGTTGGTGAACTCGTTGTACTCGTCGCACATCGCCAGGATGTCGGCGTCCCATGCGTGTATTGGCCGACCTCCAAACTGCGCTCTTGTGCCATCACAGGCGGCCACGACCACCACCTCTGCATCACCAGCCATGCAGATGGGTTCGTATCCGGGCAAGCATCCACACTCGGTTTCTGGATCTCCTGCGTCCGCAACGAACGACACGGTGTCTGTGTACATCGCAGGCTCCGTCATGTCTTCGGAGCACCCACCCAACGCCACCAATAGCAGCGCACCCATCATCCATAGTCGTCGCATTTTTGCACCGTAACCACACCTTTCCATGACAGCAACCTTCACGAACTACCGCTTGGCGATCGAGGGGTGGGGAGCTGAGGCGGTGACGTCGCCGGCGATGGAGGGCACGGGTAGCGATGGTACCTCCCGCATTCGGGGGCTGCTCCGTGAAGGGCTCATGCTCGAAGAGCAGTGCGACCTCGCCGCCGGCGAAACCGAGTCGGGCGGAATGACGATCACCATCGTCGAGCAGCCGGGTGAGGAGTGGTGCGAGCACTGCGCGCGTCAGCCCTCTGTGCGCACGTGGCTGACCTCGGACGTCGACGCCACGAGCTTTCCGGTCACCGTCGACGTGGACTCCTCCGCTAGCTTCACCGCCGGCGAGTACGCCCACATGGGCACCGAGTGCTTTTTGGTCTTCTCCATCCCGTCGAGCACCGAGCTCGAGCTCGCGGGCGGGGCACGGGGCACGCAGCGGCAGGCCCACTACGTCAAGGACGGCGCCAACCTCGTCAACCCTGTCATCACCGAGACCTACCCAACGACCCTCGAAGGTCGGCGGGTGTTCCTCTACGAGTACCAAGACGGCGACGATCTCCAGGGCGACGGCACGCTCATCTGGCGCGGCATCGCCACCACCGACTTTCAGCTCGAGCAGGGCGGGACGCGGTGGTCGATGCAGGTCGACAGCATCTTCGCGCTCTTCCAACAGGATGTCGGCGGCGATGCGGAGAAACCGTTTGGTTTGCGTGGGTACTACTACAGCTTCTTCGCTCCGCTGATCCTAAATCTCTACCGGGTAACACCTGGCGACTTCACGCCTGCGCTCGAGCACGAGCAGCTGATCATCACTGGCCACTTCGAGACAGTCGACGACCTCTGCGATGAGATCAACTCGCAGGCCACAGCAGTGCAGACATGGACGGATGCCATTGTCTCGAGCTCTTTCGCTGCCGTCCCGATTGGTGATGGGTACTGGGGCGTGCGCTTCGAGACGGACTCGAGCGAAACCGAGTTGCTTTGGGTGGTCGCTGATGAGGTTCGGGGTGGCTTGACCCCGCTCAACGTGACGCAGGACTACTACGCGGATGGTGCTTTGGGCACGGCTGCCTTGTGGACGCTCAAGTTCGAAAAGGGAATGATCGCTCCGCGTGGCGTGTGGGGGCCGCACTCGGGCGCCATCGCCTACGCCGCGCCTACCGAAGACAACAACCAGTTCACGATCTACCCGGACGGGACGACGCTGCTGAACTTCGGCGACATCGTGACGCTCGAGTCGGACTCCGACGACGCACCATCGTGGACGGTCACGCGCGACGACGACGCCGAGCAGCGCTACGAGATCAGCCTTGGCCCAGATCGGCCGGCGCCCTTCTTCGCGCCTGAACTCGACAACACCCCATCGTTCAAACGGTTTGGGAAATACGTTCGCGGCACGCTCGCAGACTTCCGCGATGCGCTCATTGCGAACGCACCCGCAGACGCGAACCGAGGCGCTGCACCGTTCGTTACGTCGACAGACCTGGCAAGCTGGGACGCGGAAGTTGAGAGAGCTGCGACGTCTGCAGGATCTCTTGCGCAACGCGACTACACCATCGCGCAGTCGGTGAAGCTCGGTGAGCTCATCGCGCACGAGTGCCGGCTTCTCGGGCTCTTCCCGCGCCTCGACAGCGACGGCAAGATCGCGCTCGGGTATCTCGAGCTCCCTACAGAGTCGACGCCCGCAGACTTCGAGCTTGACGAGACGAATATCCTCGCCAGCGATGAAACGCTGACGTGGGAGCGCAACGGCATTTGGGGCAGCATCAACACGGTTGAAGTGCTGACGGGCTACAACCCGCAGGAAGACGACCACCTTGGCCCGACCTACCGAGTCCGAGACGTTACGAGCCTCAGTGTCGTGAAGACGTCGAAAGAGCTGAAGATCGAACCGCTGTCTGGCGACACGGTCGACTATGACGAGGATGCGGTGAACCAAATCGTCACCGCTCTACGTCGTACGCTCAGCGTCTTTGGTCGACCCTACTCAATCCTCACAGTGCAAGTGCCATGGACGCTGCGCACGACCGCGCTCGTTGGCACGGTGTGTAGCATCACGAGCCACCGCATTCCGAATGTGCGAACTGGTGTGCGCGGCGTATCCAACGTGAAGGGCATGGTCACGGGTCGTGCGTGGGACCTCGCGCGCGGTGTCGGCACCCTGACGATTATCGTCAGCGATGCGCAGCTACTCGGCTACACGCCTACCGCTGCGATCTCCGCGAGCTCGCCGACGTCGGCAACGAAATACACGCTGACCGTCGCCCTCGAGTCACCCGACGGCGTGAGCTTGGCGCCGTCCGGATTGACCCTCGCAGACGCATTCCCAGCCGGCACGCGGATCGAGGTCATGGAATGGGACAGCTCGAGTCAGACGCCTCAGCCTGCGACGGTCGCTTCGGTGGGACCTTCCGACATGGACGTCACCTTCGACTCGGCGCCGACGCTGACAGGCACGCGCTATATTCGCTACGCAGCAGCCAGCGAGGTCACCGCCGAAGCACAGAAGTCATGGGCCTACATGGCGGACACGGATTCGTTCGTTTCGTTCAGCGGCGGCGACGTCGTTGCGGGTGAGTTCGCGCCATGACGTGGTCAACACTCATTCGCATCGACACGGGCGAGCACGCTGCGGACGACCCCGTCGACACCGTCGCGAAGCGCATCACGGCGTCGAACCTTCAGCACCACTCGAAGAGCCATGGTCAGGTGCTCGTGAACTGGGCGGTGAGTGATGGCGATGGCATCACGCGCGACAGAAACGGAACATCAAGCGGCGGTCGACCGCTCTGGGAGTCCGGACCCATCTACCGTCGCGTGCGTAGCGACGGAACCCTGTTTCCTGTCCGTGTGAAGCTGCGCGGACGTCGCACGAGCGCTGGCTCTGCGGTGACGTTCCTCGTCTACGTGGGACGCGGGACGGAGTCCTTTTCGACGTCGAGCACGTCGAGTGCATGGCTTGCTCCGACAGGTATTGGAAACGTGGCGGGCCTCATCGCCGAAGCCTCGGACGCTCCCCGCATGACTGTCTCATCACCCCAGGGGATTGGCGACGACCCCATCACATTCGATGACACGGCGACCACGGTCCGTGTCTACGTCTCAACCGTCGACGAGGTCGAGTTGACCGGCGTCTATGCCGCGGAGTTCTACGGTGGCTGAATCCTCCTACTCGCGCCCCGACGCGGACATCGCCGGCATCTTTGCAAGCGGCGCAGTCAGCGGCTCAGCATGGGAAACGAACGCGAACCTGACGAACCATCTGCTGGGTCGTGGTCGCGTTCTCATTCCTTCGTTCAAACCGCCAGGCGGCACGCTCACCAAAGGGTCGTACACCTACGCGTTCCGCATGGTGCCCACGTACAACGCCCTCGTTCGTCGATGGCGCGTGTCCGCACGGTGCGAGGGCAATGTGGTTGTCACCGTCAACGGCGGCACACCCCTTCGCGCTGTCAGTCCTGGAAGTTTCACCACCCTCGAGCAATACGAGCTCCCACCTGGACTCATCGACGAGGAGGAGCTTGCGTCGCAGTCCACAGCGGAGGAAGCCGCAACGCTGACCATCAATGCCTCGGCTACTGGTTCTGCGGACGTCGACGTCGACTCCATCGAGTGCATCGAAATCCCCCGCCGCGTGCTCGTCGAGGACACGAACGAACGCGGTGTGAACCTGCCGGCTTTGCGCACAGGACAGCCGCTTCGCGCTGATGCCTTCGCCCGTATGATCGACGTCGCCCAAGACGTCGACATCGGCAAGCGCGTGCTTCTGCACTGGGCGGTACCCTACCTGCGAAACGGCAGCCCCACGACGAGCTACGCGGCCTCGACGAGCTCGAGCACGTTCAGCAGCGCGCTGCCCGTCGACCACTTCGCGCTCGCGCGGAAGATCTACAACGACGGCGCCGTCGTGACGAACTGCAAGGCGCGCTTCTTTGCGTGGGTGAGTGCCGGCGGCTCGGGTCAGATCCGAGTCATCGGAACCAAGGACGTCAGCTCGGCGGTCACCATCTCGAACACAACCGCGGCGTGGAGCTCGCAGCTCACCGACGTTCCGGTCATCGCCGAGGACTTCGCCACCTCGGACGGCGAAAGCGCGAGCGACGGTCACGACGAGATCAACGTCCAAATCCGCGCGACCAGCGGCACCATCTACCTCGCAAGCGCCATCGTCCACGAGTAGCGCGCACCAACCCACTTCCAAGCCTCGCCATCCGGCGGGGCTTTTCTCGTTTGGAGAGACCACCATGAGCGACGCAGAGAAAGTCACGTATGACTTCGCCAACGCACAAGACCTAAGCGGCACCGGCAGCCAGCGGACCGCAGAGATGAAGGTTGGTCGCTGGTACACACTTTTCGTCGGCGACACCGCGGTGCGCGTGACGTCGGGCGGAGACAGCATCACCGCAGACTCCGACGACCCATACGTCGCCGCAGGTAGCATCGTCTCGTTCAACCTGAACGACGCGTACGTCGCCGTCATCGGCGAGGGTGGAGCAGCGCACGTCGCGCACCTCGTGCCGTCTAGCCCTGGCGCTGGCGCAGCATGACCCGCCGCATCCCAGCACTGATGCGTCGCGGTGGGCGCAGCGGCATGCGCGCGCGTGGGGGTGGTGGTGCGCCGACGATGCCCGACTCGTTGCTGTCCTATTGGGCAAGCGACGCGACGACATCCGCGTGGGCAAACCGCGGCTCTCTGGGAACGGCCGGTGACCTTGCCCTTCAAGGCACCGGGACACCCATCGTGAGTTCTGACGCAACTGGCGCATTTGTGAGCCTGGCTGGCACGCACCGGTACGAGACGGGCGCCCAGTTCTCGACTGGGTACGCAGGTACATCCTGGACGATCGCCGTCCTTCACGATGGCTCGTCGACGAGCGGACGCTTTTTGTTCGACTTCCTTAAGTCGGGATCTCGCCTGACAGGTCGCTCAAGAGCCGGGAGCGCACTTTTTGACATCCTTGACAGCACATACCGGAACTACGAGGGGTTCGCGCCAGGGACGCTGCACTACGAGGTCTTTGTGCTCAGCGGGGCCACCGGAAACGGCTACCTTAAGGACGACGTCAGCGACTCAAACAACCCTCAGGTGTACGACCCCCGCGTAATCGACACCCTTGTGAGCATGGCCATTGGCTCTGCTCATGGCGGAAGCGGGCCGTTTGTAGGCAAGGTCCGAATGGTGACCATTGCGTCCGGCGCATGGGGTGCGAGCGAACGCGCGCAGGCGCAGGCTGCTGTCGAGGCGGAGTTCGCGCTATGACCCCGCGCGCCTCATCCTACCGCCGCACCTGTGTTGTGCGCGAAGGCCAGCTCACGGCGCCCGCAGGAGACCTAGTGCCTGGCGATCCGGTCGTCGTTTACGGCGTGGGCCCACTGTGCGCGCTTACTACCCCTAGCCTCCCAACGTTCAACGGGCCACCAGATGAGACACGGCTTGTGCGCTATGCACTCATGAGCGATGCATGCGGCTGCGGACCCGCGTCGCCTCCCGTGCTTGCGCCAACTCTCGGCGATGTGACGTGGGCGCAGGGTTTTCCCGGCGCTCGCTGGGTTGTTGCCTGGACAAGCGTCGATGGTGGCGCGTCGTGGTCTACGGCTGGCGTATGCCTGGCAAACCCGCGTGGCCTTGGCATCCTCTCCGGCCTCACCGTGAGCATGAGCGTCGGCGCGATTGCTGCGCCTGAGTGGGTACCAGACGAGCCACCAAACGAGCCTACGCGTGACCGACTCGCTGCCACTGTGGTGAGCGTAAACGATACCGTTTCGCTCGACGTTGGCATTGACGCTGACGACGGCACCGAGGGCCTGCTCTGCTACGACGCGTCGACACTTATCGCCGGGGACATCCCGCCAGGCCGCTTCGCTTGCCACACCGACGTAATGGTCGGAGGCATTGGCCAGCACATCGAAGGCGCCGGCGCGCGCTGGGGTGATGGACTCTACGGCGCAAGCGAGCTGGTGTTCGAGGGCGGCCGAGGGTTGTGTGTGTGCGGCGTCGACACTGCGGTGACGAGCATCACCATCTCTCAACGAGACCAGTGGCCAGCGCTCAACGTAGCGGCGCCATCGCGCTCGTCTGCGCGGTGGTTCCATGGCGCAGGTGTGCTTGTGGAGCGGCGCTCATCGCTGACACGCATTCGCATCGATCGAGCATCCGGATCGGGGCTCGCCATCGTTGCGGGAGCGGGCGGCTTCGATGAGAACGCAAACCTCTCACGCATGGACCAGGTGCGCGTTACATCATGCACGGGGCATGGGATCTTCGTCGATGGCAGCGACGCAAACGCAGGCACGTTCATCGGCGCCGATGCGGTTGGGTGTGGTGGCTGGGGTGTCCTCGACGAATCGCTGCTGGGAAACACGTGGGTAGCACCACACACAAGCGCGAATGCGCAGGGCGCCTACAAGATCGAGAGCGGCTCCGTTCTCCACCCCTACAGTGAGAGCGGCGTGCAGCAGTCTTCCGAGTTCGGCGCAAACTGCGTCGTTCTCGGAGGTACGCACGGAGCAACCCCAACTGGGCCCGCGACGCGTGTAGGACGCAGCCAACTCTGGGCCGAGTTCGGTACGGCAAACGAGCGCACAACGTTCGGTCATCACGTCTCTGCCTATAGCAACCTGCTGCGTCGCTACGACGGAGCAAAGCTGCGACACCACAGACGGTCGAGCAACGGCGCCATCGAGGATTACACGGGGAACACGGGCTACACCAGCCGACGATGGCTGAGTGGGCATGAGCGTGGTTATGGGATGCTCCAGTTTCCACGCGGTGTGCTGCTGGGCGATGCACTGCTGGCGAGTGTCACGCCCGGCGACATGCCTCGAGGCACGTACGCGCCCGGCGACGTGCTGTTCCATGCGCAGACGGGCGCTCAGCTACACCCCGCCGAGCCCTTTGGCATCGGGCCCGAGCGGGAAGCGAAGCGCGTCTACCGCATTGGCGACGTAGTAACGCAGAGCGGCCAAGCCTTCGTCTGCTCGTGGACCGCAGCGCCCTTCGGCTCGCTGTCACTGGACGGCTCGATGCAGCTCACAGACGGAGTCCAGGATGGCGATGTCGTGTGGTCGTTGTGGGGGCCCGGCGAGGAGAGGTGGATATGACCCGCGACGACGACGACACCCGCGACATGCGAGGGAAGCGCAAGCGCCGACTCTCGCCCGCGTCGCGCGATGACGAGGACACGGTTCGCGTGCGGCGTGACAGCATCATGCCGAGCGGTGTGTTCAGCACACGCACGCCAACGTCCGTACAGCCGGACACGGTCAAGGCACACGAGGCCATCGACCAGCTCGACCGCGACTGGCGGGCTGAGTGCTCGAAGCTTCAGCTGGAGAACGAGGGGCTGCGGCACCGTAACTCGATTCTCGTGAACGAGAACGGCGCACTCCGGGATGCGCTGCACCAGGTAAGGGGGCTGCGATGAGTGGCGAAGACGTGATCACAGCAATCGCCGGTGCCTTGGGGGGTGGCGGCATCGTGGCGCTCATCAAGGGCCGATGGAGCAACGAGGCCGTTCTGCGGCGCGAGCTTCGCGAGGCCATCGAGACGCAGCGCGAGCAGATCAAAACGCTGAGCGACCGCGTTGACGGACTCGCGGGCGAGCTGGAGGAGGAGCGCCGCGAGCGCATCGCCGCCGAGCATGCGCGCGACGTCGCACACGAGGAGATCGTAGAGCTACGCGCGGAGGTGAAACGCCTGCGCGACCAGCTCACAGCAGAGCTCACACGCCGCGAGTCACGCCCATGACCAAGGCCGACGAAGCCGTGCAGCAGCTCGTGCGTTTCTGCGAGGAGACGGGGACGCACCCGCTCTCGCTCTCTCGCGTCCAGTACCGCGAAGCGATGAACGCGCGCAAAGAGCCCGTGCTCGGTACGCAGGACATCGCGTGGGGCGAGTGCAAGCGACGCGCGGCTTTGCAGGTGGATGGCGATGGCGAAATCAGCGCACCGTCCATCCCGTTTGGCCACGCAGTCAAGGGCGCGTCGACGATGCGTAGGCTGCCCGATGGGTCGATTCAGTGGCTCAAGACAGAGCGACGCGCCGAGCTCGAACGCGAAGCGCTGGAGCGTCTCGCCGAGCACCTGAACGCGAACATCAAGCCACGCTTGATCACCGTGCCGCCGCCGAAAACGGAGGTGGGGCTTCCGGACGACATTCTCCCCATCATCGCATTCGGAGACCCACATATCGGCATGCGCGCGGTAGCGGCTGAGGCGGGTCGCGACTGGAACACGACGATGGCCGTTGAGGAGCACAAGCGGGCGCTGATGGCGCTCGTGGACCGCGGACCGGATGCACGCTCGTGTGTTGTGCTCAACGTCGGCGATGCGTCGCACGCGGACTCGCACAAGCGGACCACGACGAAGGGGACACCTGTCGACACCGATGGTTCGCACGCCGACGCCATGACGGCGATTTACGAGACCTTCGTCCACTGCGTCGACTACGCGCTGACGAAGCACGAGCTGGTGACGATGGGCTTGAAGAGTGAACTGCTCCCACGTTCTATGTCTACTGACGCCATATCGGAATGGCACGAAGTCTTCAGTCAACTTGCCGACCGCGACGACGTCCGTGGGGCCATGGGGTTCTTCAAAGGGTTCCTCTCGACTGCAATCATCCACGGCGTCGACATCGGGACTCCTTCGATTTCACTCGGCGAAGACGAAGGCGAGGTGGAGTTCAGCTGGAGTCGTAGGCATGGTTTTGTGATCGCATTCGCTGATTCAGACGACTTTCACTGGCTGTCGGACGTTGCCGGAGTCCAGCAGCGCGGGAACTCGATCCCTGGGCTTCTATCGTATGTTCGCCAGCTTCTAGACGGATGACAGCACAGGTACTCTCGCTGGACGCCCATGTCTTGCGGGTGGTTCGGGCAAAATCGCCTACGGATGCTCAGCCGAACGATGTCGTCTACTTGGACCCAGACGCCGACCAGTGCGTGGTGCGCACGGTGCGGTCGCTCGCGCCGCAAGACGCGTGGCACTCGTGGGAGGGCTACGACGCATTCCAAGAAGCCACGATGTTGTGCTTCCACCGTGACGGCCGGCGCACGGGCGAAATCTTCGAGCCGGCTCGCTTCCGACTGGAGCAACGCGATGCGGCTTGACCTCCCGCTCGCCGGCGAACGTCGCATCCGCATCGGCTCGCACGAGTGGCTGCTGCGCTTCGTCGACAGCATCGAGACCGACGGCGACTGCACGACGCACGGCGTGTGCGAGTCGAGCACGCGCACCATCACGGTCGCTCGCATCGCTTCCGAGTCGTGGGTGCTGAGCACGCTGCTGCACGAGGTCATGCACGCCATCGAGCACACGTACGAGGTCCGCATCCGTCATCAGGACCTGAACCTGTTCGCCGACATTCTCGCCGGCGTTTTGATCGACAACTGGAGAACAGAATGAAGCTCACGGACATCAACTGGCCCACGGCCATCGCAACCATCGTCGTCGTGCTCGCAGTCGGCGCGGCGTACCTCTTCGGCCCCTCGCTTGGCGTGAGCGAGGAAGGGCAAGCACAGCTGCTCGCGGGTATCGGAGCCGTGGGCGGCGTCGTGCTCGCTGCGCTGAACTCGCTCTTCGGTGGAAAGAAGGAGAGCAAAGGGGGTGCGTCGTGACCCCGCGCGACTTCTGCTACTGAC